AACTTCAATACCATCATAATCCGTTGTTGTTTCTACTACGAATTTTTTACCTGGATTTGTGGTCCCGATACCGACATTAGCAGCATTAGATATAAACATAACATTACTATTCATACCACCTGCATTATTTCCAGTATCAAATGCTAATCCACCATTATCAATACCTTGTATTCTTCCTAAAGTTCCACCTGGATTTTGAAACGATATTAAAGCATCTTGTCCATCAGTAGTATTATATAATTTTAATACATCTTCACTATCATGGTTGAGATATAATCTATAATCACCAGGATTATCTGTTCCGATACCAACCTTGCCGTCTGCCTTAACAATCAATGCACTACTATCTACAGAAAATGCATCACCAGAACCTGCTTGATTAATTGCAAAAGCGGTATTTCCAGTTGTTGAGGTATGTGTTATTTGAGCTGTTGCAGATATATAAAATGAAGAAGCACCAGCACCAGTAAATCTAGCTAAATTTCCTGATGTTTTTGTTACAAGTAGGTCTCCATTTACATCTAATTTGTATGTAGGAGTTGATCTTCCGATGCCAAGATTACCGCTTTCAATCAATCTCATTTTTTCTGCACCACCCAAATCTACTCTGAAATAACCAGCTGCTACATTATTGGCATCAATACTAACTTCTAAACCAGCATTACCACCACCAAATATTCTATGTTGTAAATTAGAAACATTCGAATCATTTAAAACTATTGCTGGTGACTCATCTGTTATTGTTAGAGCATGTGGGAACAAATCTGATGTTACACCACCAAGATTAAGTCCAGCAGCAGATACCAACTTTCCAAACGAACCAGTTGATTGAGCTGAACCTGAAAGTATTGTGCCATCAAATGTAAGGTTAGCTTCAGCATTCATCGCATCTGCACCAGTTGCTGTTAGAACTCTGTTATCTGAACCATTTGTCATAAAGTCTGATACATCTACTGATATTGTATTGGTTGACACATCAATACCGCTTCCGGCACCAATGTTAATAGTTCTACTTGATTCTATTGTACCTCCACCAGATAATCCTGATCCTGCGATAATCTCTACACCGCTATGATCTATGTGTTCATTGGCTACAAACCCACTTAAATTATCATGAACTATTTCAGAGTCAGTCGTTGTTATATTATCAGCATTTGCTGTTATTCCTGTACCACCTATAACATTTAGTGTTACATCACCAGAACCACCTCCGGTTAATCCACTTCCAGCTGTAATAGTTTGGTCAGCTGTTGCGCTCGATTCTATTGCATTAAGCTTTGAATGGTCTGCATCTGTAAAAACATTTGAGTCAGAAGCAGCCTCAACAGCAGCTCTAATTTCTGCATTGCTTTGGTCAGCAGTAGCACCAGATTCTATTCCATCTAGTTTTGAACCATCGGTAGCTACATCTCTTCCATCCACATTACCTGTAACAGTTATGTTTCCTGCGACATCTAAACCAGAACCGACATCTAAGTTAGCAGCAACATTAACACCACCGCCAGTAGCATCGATTGTTATTGGAGAACCACCATATGCTGTAGATTTGATTTCAAAGACATTACTATTACTGTTGAATATCTGCCACTTTTCTGCTGTACCTGCACCACCACCTAAGAATTCTAAATATTTACCCTTCGGAACTTGTATCCTACCAAATGATGCAGTAGTAGTTGAAGAACCACTTACCTTTCCATTAGCGTAGGGAAATTCTACAGGTCCAAAATGAAATATTGCTTTACCACCATTGAATTGAGTAAAAAGATGATTTCCACTAGAATCAGTTAATGTAGTATTTTCTGTACTATTAGACCCATCAGAACCTTTAACTTCTAATTTTGCATTTGGAGTTGTAAGTCCGATGCCAATTTTATCATTTGCACCATCAAGAAAAAATAAGTTTGCGTCATTATTACTTTCCATCCTAACATTTATAACTACACCTTCTTCATTGAAAGTTATTTCATTTGTGGTGTCTTCAGTAATATCTATAAAATTAACACCACCTGCTTGAATGTTTATATCGTCATTTGTAAAATTAATAAATGTATCGGTATCACCTATATGAAATATTTTTCTAGTAACACCTAAATCATTTCCATCAAATGTAAGACCACTCTCAGCATTCATCGCATCGGCACCAGTTGCAGTCAATACTCTATTATCAACGCCGTTTGATAAAAAGTCTGAGACATCTACGGTATATGTGACTGTATCTGTTGCACTTACTGCAACATCAAGTCCAGTACCAGCTGCAAAAGTTATAGTATTGGAATCTGCTACCAGTTCTGTAGTTGCACCATCTGAAATATTAAAACTATTCATTGAACCAGCAGAACCCGATAGTATACCAGCACCTAAATCTCTAATCGCATTTGCAGAAAGTGAACCTGAAATACCTACTCTTGTTAGACTTCTTATCAATGCAGCATTACTACCAAGTGAACCACTTATGCCTGTTCTGGTAAGTGTTCTTATAACAGATGCATTTGCCCCTAATGAACCACTTATTCCTGCTCTAGCCAATGTTCTTATAACAGCTGCATTTGAACCAAGTGAACCACTAATAGTATCTCTGTTTAAACTTCTAATTACATCTGCGTTTGTACCTAATGAACCACTTATAGCTATTCTAGCATTAGAACCAAATAAACCATTGAATGTTGTACCTGTCAATGTCTGCCCTGCTAGTACAGAGTTTACTGTTGAAAATGTTAATCTATGAACGTGATTACCTTTTGCAAACTCACCAACATTACCATCAGAAGCAGTTGTACCAATATCTTCAGGATCAGATTGATAAGCTTGTAATGCTGGAGCTCCTAAAGTACCTGCAACTTGACTATCGTTAGTTGCAGCCTCTCTGTTGATAGCTGTACCAAAGTTTGCTACACCACTACCACCTCTAATTTCTATTCCAGCACCAGTCATCTTTATAAAACTATCTTCAGAGTTGTAAATTAATAATCCTTCTTGAGTCATCTCAACTCTTCGTGAATTACTTCTCAAAGAGAAATTATCAAAAGTTATTTCAGTTTCAGGATGTTCTGCTGTTGTACTACCTACAACTTGTTTAGTAAACTTCCTTCCGCTTATATCAGAATTAACAGTTCCTTTGTCTCCAATGAACAATGGCTTTTCTACTGTAAAACCGGTATCATCATTTATAGATCCCGTAAGAACTACTTTAATAAATTCAGCAGATGATGGTAAATCAGCTGACGCACCAAAACTATTATATTGTCCACTACCTAAAAAGTATTCACCATAACCATTTGATGCTGTAAAATTAGGATGTGGTAGAAAGGGAACAAAACCATTTGTACCAGAACCACTATATTCTAAACGAAAGTATTGTGGTTGTAAAGCTCTATCTTTTCCTCTACCACCAAACGATGAACTAAAACGAGCAACAGAACTAAACGATAAAGTATCTCCTGATGCAATTGACGCAGTTACAATTTGTGATATCTGATAATTATTGGTTGATGCATAATTAGAAGAACCAGCAGGAACAACAACATCTAATGTTACCCTACCACTTACTGCTTTATCATCATCAACAAAAGCATTTCTATCTGTTAAACTAATATTAACCGCACCACCTTCTGAAAACGACCAACTATTTATAGAGCCAACAAAGTTACGACCGGCTGATAGAGAACCTAGTTGCTCTTCAAAACTTTTATTACCTATATATTGTGTACCACCACCAACTGTTGATAAAGAACCAGATTTGACAAGAACCCTATCAGTACCACCATTATCTTTGATTTTCAAACCAGGTAAAGCACTACTCAATTCTACTGTGTTGTTCACATCTCTTATTGATGTATTGTTAATATTAAACCCACCTAACTTTCCACCTGTGAATAATACTTTAGAACCTGTTATATCACCACTTTGTTTGACATTAAAGTTTGAGGTGCTGATAAACATATGTTTAGAATCATCAACACTTCCTTGTAATGGTGAACCACTTATGAAAATGTTATTACTACTGAATGAATGGGAGTCTGTTGTGAATCCACCAATCAAACCCGCAGACGCTGTTATTGTACCTACGAACTCTGCTCCACTAGCTATAAGGATACCATCTTTATCAACCATAAAGCTTGGGCCCATTTTAATATAATAGTTTGTACCATCAGCATCACCACTTCCGCTAGGTGTAAAATCTATATAATATTCATCTCTTTTCTCATCAAACTGTGCGACTGTATCACTACCTGGCCCTTGGTCGGTTTTGAATAATTGTGAACGAGGTGCATTGAATGTCATATTAGAACCACTTATCTGTCCGCCAAGTATTTTGAAGTCTCCTATATTACCACCTTCAGCAGTAATGATACCGCTCATTGTAACATTTCCTTGAGGAGTAAGATGAAAATTAGAAGAACTAATTTCTATCGCACCAGTAGAACCACTTATGAATTGTGTTGATGTTGAACCTACAAAAAATGCATCCGCGACAACTTCGAATATAGATGGGTTAGTTCTGAATTTTAAAGAACCACTCGCACCTACCAATTCCAATCCTACACCAGCATAATTATCACCACTACTTGGTAAGACAGAACCACTATAAATCATAAATCCAAATTTTCCACCAAGAGATGAATTTGATGCTGATACAAATCCTTGATATCCTATGGAACGAATAAAACCAGAACCTTCTGCCCCATCCTGACCAGTTTCAGGTAATACAGAATCGATACCACCAAAATGAATACCACTACCGGTACTGTCTCCACCTAAAAACATATCTCCACTTTGTATATTATCGTTACCGCTTATAACAACATTTCCTCCAGTAAATAAAGAGCCTGTATTAAATGCAAGACTGTCTGCAATATTATCGTTTGCATCATAAAACTCCACTAAAAATTCAAAGGTATCCGGCCTCTTATGTTGAAACTCCAAAGGCATTTCCTTTTGAAATGTAAATGTTGATGGTGAAAATCCCGTATCTTCAGATGGTTTTACCGATATATCAGAAAAATACCAACTACCTTCTATAACTCTAAATTGAACAACTGCGTCTCCTGTATTTTGAGGTGTAAAATTTTGTACTACTAAACCTAGATCTTTTTCACTTTGGTCATCAACCTCTATTATACCCAATCTATAACCGTAGCTATTATCATCAACCAAAACTTTATTTGTCGCACTGTCTACAAAAATATCACTATTATGAGAAAAGGATGAGCCAGAAATATAAACTGCTAATAACGAACGTGTATCATTTCCCCTTTCTGTATATGCATTAAAGGATAATGTAAAATCTATATTTTTTGTTAGTGAAAATTTATAAGCATTCTTTAGACTATACTTGATTTGATTTTCAAAAGTCGCTACACTACCCGAAACATATACACCATCTAATAATGGAGCATTTGAAAATGTTGATGTTCCACCGGTTGTAGTCCAATAAGTGTTGATGTTTGCTTGATTCTCATAATAACCAGTATGTTCTGATAATCCTACTGATAATGGATCAATCATAAGTTCGGATGATTCTACAGGTATTTCTGCTAAAGTTTTAAAATCGTCAAATGAACCCTCACTTCTAACCATAATTTTAGCTTTAAATATATCACCTGAAAATGTTCTCATATCACTTAATGCAACATCTGCATATGAAATTATATTAGCTGTACTGTATGAGGAAGTGGGTTCTGCTTGTTTTATTATTTCAGCTGTACCAAAGAATGGTATTATAACATCTTCATTATTTGTATTCTTATTAGTAAAAGGTTTTTCTAATAATGCAATTTTGTTATTACGAAGTTCTGCTATAGAACCTGTATAATTACTTAAAGTTGGTGGAAACGGAATATTTGAAGTATCAAACTGTTCCCTATCATATGCAGAAGAGTTTATTGTTTTTAATACTACTCTAGCACCAATATCTTTTGTAGTAAATTCATCAGAATTAGTAATTCTAAATGAATAGGGATATTCAATAGGTGAACGAGATCTCGCTATATGCCCAATTCTTTTGAATATACTACTTTTTCTTTTACCCTTTTTATTTTTAAATTGATTACCTAATTTAAAAATAGAATCCGTTTTATTTTTAGGTTTAGTTTTTTTATCACTTGCTTCGGATAAAGAACCCTGCTTTGGATCTTCTGTTTCAAATACGGTAAATTCAAAATTTTGATCTGGTAATCCTTCTATTGAATTAAAAGATGAACTTATCGACGCACTCGTTTCAGTACGAACTAAAGACCCAAATCTCTTTTCAGATACGGATATTTTGGGTTGAGTATAAAATCTTATCGGCTCGGTGTTGATTTCTGTTGGATTAATTATTATTTCTTTAGTTAACCTAACGTTATAAATATTTTTCCAATCCTCTGGTACTGCTTCTACATCAGAAAATGCACCTTCTGATAAAGGAATCGAATCTAACTCACCAACGATAATCAAATTAGCAACACCAGGTCCTGTATCGCTATATATTTCTACAGATATTCTTCGTGACGTTCCTTCCAAATAATCTTCAATAGGTTCATAGTAAATAGAATTACCTTCCGAATCTACAAAATCTATTTGTAATTCTACACCATCTTTTAAAAATGGTCCTGTTTCTATTAAGAATGAACTTCTACCTTGCGGCAAACTTTCGGGTAAATCAGTTATGACAAAATGCCTGGACTGATTAAAATCGTCAACCAATATATCGATTTGGTCTAGATTTTTTAGTGGATTAAATTTTTTGACTATGCTCATATGAATATATTTTGTTTAATTATAAATATTAAATTAATAAATTTTGATATTTATTTGTACATACAATATATGGAGATTATCGGTATGAAGAAGAAATATTCTTTTACTATAGAAGAAAGCCTAGTAGACTGGTTTAGAGTCTATGTTAGAGAAGAAAGCACTACCATGTCTGGTGTACTTAACCAGTATATATTGAGTCTAAAAAGAGGAGAAACTAAGCCTAGAAAAGTATTATACTCTAACCGTACACAACGTTAGAAAAATTATTTTCTTTCTTTATTTCTAACAAAGTATCAACAGCATCTCTCATAGAATCTATATGAGAAACAATCATCGTAAATTGAAATTGTGATTTTAGATATTGAAATAAATTATATACAGAATTTAAATTATCAGAATCCATAGTTCCCCATCCCTCATCAATTGCTAAGAAGTTTGGTGCTGGTAAATTACTTACATTTATTAATCCCACACGCATGGCTAGAGATGAGATAAATCGTTCCATACCACTAGATAATTCAAGTGGCCATACATTGTCATCATCGTACACTATGTAACAATTAATATTCTTACCATCCATTTCCAATATCATAGAAAAGTCTACTATTTGTGCTAGTATATCATTCACAGCACCTTCAATTGTAGGTAATGCTTTAGATATCAATTCATAAGGAATACCATCTCTTTTTATAGCATCCATATAATATTGATAAGCAGCATATTTATCTTCCAACTCTTCTACTTTCTTTATATTCTGCATAATGGTTTTTTGTTGTGTCTCTAAAACTTTTATCTCACCATTTACAGATTGAAGTTTTTTATCAGTTTCTTCAATAGATTCTTCTAAATCATCAGATTTAATTTGAGAATTCTCAATGTCTTTATGTAGTCCTTTATTAAAGATAATATCTTTTTCTTGTTCGTGGTATAGATTAATCTTATCTTCTATAATTGCTAATTGACTAATTAGATTTTTTCTTTTTTCAGTAGTAAGTTTCTTCTCACTATCTAACTTACTGATATTAGAAGCAAGTAAACTAAGACTATTTATAGATCCATCCATCTGTTCTTTATGGGCGGTAATATGAGATAAACCATTTATGATATCATCTAAGTTATCAGATTGTTTTACGAAACTATCAGCTAACATCTTATCATCATTTAACTTCTTTTTTGTTTCCATAGCATCTAATGTAAATGGATTTGCCATACAATAAGAACAGTTGGAATCATATTCTAAATTACCAAGCTTTTCAATCTTTTCTAATTTGTTCTGAACTTCTATTTTAAGTTTATCAATCTCAATCTGATTATTGCTTTTATCTAATTTGTATTGTTCTAACTGTGCAAATTTTTTATCTATTTCATTTTCTCTATAGATTTTTATCTTTTCATTTAGTTCAGTTTCTTCTACAGAATATTGTTCAGATAACGTGGCAATCTCACCAACTCTCTCATCTACTTTGTTTAAAGAGTTACTCAAATTTATTTTACGTTCTTGTAACTCATCTAAACTATCTGCGGTATCATCAACTTTTTTAAGTTGTTTTGTCAAACTAATAATATTTTTATCTTCTGTTTTCTTATCAGAAACTAAATCTTTTTTATTATTAGCTAACTTTTTAGAATTATCTTTTAATTCAACTAAGTCGGTTTTTATATCTGCTAACTCTCTAGCATAATCATTATTCGTAAATGATTTTAAGAGTGATTGTACATCGTGAATTTCATCGGAAGCTAATGTATACAGTTGGTCGAAAACACCAATACCCATAAATTGTGCTAATAAGTCTTTTCTTTCTTTTTGTGTTTTATCAATAAAAACGGTAGAGTTAGTTTGAAGTGATAAAGCAGTCATAATAAAATCTTCATAAGTTCCAATAACCTTACGAATATTTACATCGGTAGTTCTTCTTTGGTCTCCATTTAAAGATAACTTTTCACCAGCATCATCAAATGTCCAAAAGTCAACATCTACTTTTACATGACCACTTCTTTGTTTCTTACCCTTTCTCTCTATGAAATATTCAACACCTTCTACTTCTAGAGTTGCTTTACAATAAAATTTATCTTTTTTATTATTTAAAACATTTAATGCTTTATAAGCTCTTGAGGATGTATCAAATAAACAGAAAGAAAGAGCATCTAATAAAGAAGATTTACCACTCGCATTAGGAGCGAATATTCCCACTATACCATTTAGCTTTGTGAAATCAACTACATTGTTTTCTCCATAACTAAACATATTGTCAAACTCAAACTTCTTTACATCCCAAGTTATTCCTCTATTTACATCATCTGCTGGTAAAAGGGTGTTTAGTTCTTTATTTATCTTTTTTATATCTAATAGAGTTTCAGTATCTACAAAGTGATTTTGTTTTAGATATTCTTCTATCAAGCCATATTGATAATCAGCATCTCTTACATCACCTACTGTAATTCTTTGTCCTCTTACCTTTTCCGAAGATGTGAGTGAATCTGTTCTTGTGACAGAAACTTCTTTTATACCATATGTACTATGAATCATAGTCATAGCTTTTTTTAATTGAGATGGCGTTGTATTAGATACCCTAACTCTTAATCTAGCTTTTTTGGGTATATCAGTACAATCTGAAACCTTTCCGTCATCAATATCAATAGTATAATAGCCGTAGTCATTTGGTATTTCAATATACTCTGACTTTCTCTTAGGAACATCCCATAGTAAATAACCATGAGATAATCCCTCACCGTGATTTTGCTGTACTAATGAACCACAGTAAGATATAGTTTCTTCTTTATTAAGGTGCTGTCTTTTATGAATATCACCTAATAGTCCCAAATCGTAACCTTTGAATTTAGCAATCTTCACATCCGATGGAAGAAAAAATCCTAAATCTGTTTCTGACTTATCAACTGTTCCGTGAAAGAGAACTACCTTGGTATCACCATCAAAGTCTTTAGCTTCTATATAATCATCTTCCTTTTCCCATACATCCCATACAACAAACTTTACATCAGCACATTTGTATACACCACTACGCTTTAAGTAGTGTAAATCAGAATGTTGTAGGTTGTTTACGATAGGAGAAAGAACATCCATTCGAGAGAGATTATTTAAATTACAATCGTGATTACCTGCAATAATAATTGTAGGACATATATCTGCCAGATTCTTAAATAATCGTGAGAGCTGATCTACTAATTCAGGCGACATTTCAGTTTTTGAATGAGCTATATCACCACCGATATAAACTACAGCATTATCTTTATGTTTTTTTACTTCCTCGTAAGTGCGTTCAAATACTTCCTCATACTCCTTATGTCGCTTGAGGTTTCGGATTTGTATATCCGAAATATGATGAATGTATTTTAACTTACGAAAAGGTACTTTAACAACATTTTCTTTAATCAAGTATTATCCTTTAAGAATTTTCTAACTTCTTTAATTTTTTTATTTGGTACAACTATATCCCAAGCAGTTTCTTCAACGAGTCCACCATTTTCATAGTATATCGTGCTGCGTTCCAAACCAAAATTAGTAACAAGTTTTTCACAAATTCCGTCATCACTAACGTGTACTTTCCACTCTTCATCATTATATTTCCATATATTTCTTTGACTTGCCATTTAATTTCATCCTAATTAAATCTGAAAAAGATGTAGTTTGAGAATCTTTAATCAAATGGGTGACTTTTTCAAATCCCATATCAGATGGGTCTTTGTCTTTAAGCCTTACCATTTTGACATCAATACCATTTCTCATAAGTACATCTGTCATTTTGATAGAATCCCAATAAGCATCACTATCTAGTAATATATATATCTTACGAACTCTTTTTTCAAATATTTCTTTCATAAGGATTTTTGGTATCGTTTTACCAAATAAAGGTATTACGTTTCTTTTTACTGCGATGGCGTCAAATACACCCTCGCATAAAATTATCGGTTCATTCCAATTTATAAATAATTCGAACCCGATTACATTTTTTGATACAGGTGGATTTTTATATTTCATACCACCATCAAAAATACTTCTCGCGATAAAGTAATTCAATTCACCATTTTTATCGTATGAGGGTACAATGATTCTATCAGCATATAAACCATCTTCACAAAATCCAATATTATATCTTAGAATATCTATTGGGTGAATATTTCTTTTTTTAAGATGTGAAATAGCATGTCTTCTGGTAATTGAATTATTTGCTGCTGATAGTGAAATAAATTCCTTTGGTAAATTCAGTTTCTCTTTAATATTCTTTTTACTGACATACCTTTTTTTATCACCAACTATACCTGATAACTCATTATATTGTTCTCTTGTAGCATTAAGTTTTTTAAATAACTGAAATAGATTATGTCCACCTTGATTACTAACCCAACAATGCCATTTCTGAGTTTGTATATTGATTTGTAATTTAGGTTTATGATGTGATGTAAAAGGAGACCAATACATATACTCATCGGCTTTCTTTAATCTTCTACCGTGATTTCCTATTACTCTATTTAGAAGGTTTACTATTTTCATTTATTAATTCTATAAATTTTTCTATGTTAATTACAGCGTATGTTTTACTTCTGTTTCTTTTAAATATCAATACAGGATCGTAATCACCACTATTTTCTTCAGCTTGTTTCAATGAATCCCATATGTTTATCTTTTCTTGATTCTTACATTCAAATGAATACGGTATAAGTTTTCTTGCAGCTGGTGATAATTTTATATCTTCACCAGTTTCTCCCATAATAGCTGAACGGATATCATCCTCTTCAAGTTCAACAAAGGATTCTAGTAATAAATCTTTAATATTATTTTGAAGCCTTTTGCCTTTGTTTTTAGCGCTTCTTGTTTTCATATTGCTTTATTGCTATTGCTTATTAGTATTATTATTATTGCTTATTATTAAATGCTTAAATTTTAATTGGCTTACAGGCGTAAAAATCTTAATAAAAAACCTATCAGATTTTTTCATAACCAAATAAAATGTTAACATTATTAATATATATAAAGTAATTATCTCAAATACAAATTTATTTTACAACCACTTTGATAATTCTTTTCTTGCAAACCTTTCTGCTTTTTCTTCCCACTTATTATCATCGTGTGGATCTAATCCATCGTAAGCAGCCATTGTACCTGCTTGTGTATATTTCTTCATAAACTTTTTTACACCTAATCTTTTTGCATCTAATGCATGTCCTATCTCATGAAGTATAGTTAATAAAAAATCCTTTACAGTTTTGTAATTAGGTCTAAGAGTAACTGTATCAGTTTCAGGCTTATACTCTCCAAAGTTTTTACCCCTACCCATCTTTACTTTAGATTTTAAGCCATATGACCTTACTAATTGCTTAGCAATCTCCATATAATCAACCCTCTCAGAAACTAGAAAGGAATGCTCCATCATTTTTTTAAATTTACCCATTATGCATCAAACCTTATCACTATACTTAAATCTAAATCTTTTTCATTTTTTATAGGTGCGGATAAGGAACCAATTGCGACTAATTGATTAAAATCATTATACAAACCAACTTTTGTTATATAAGGTCTAAAATCGGAATGAGTGACAAAGTTTTCATATCTAGTAGCTGCATCATAAGAATGTTTATATGAACCACTTTTAAATTTTGCATCACCAGGTGGAAATAAAGTCCAACTATCTGAACCTGATACTGAAATACTACCACTTCTACCTAAAGTAGCTGATATGTTTGAAGTACCGTTAAATTCATTTTGTCCAATGATACATGTATATTCATGTTCATAAATGGTTTGTGTTGCTTTGTATTTTAGTGAGTAACCATCATTACCTCTTTTTTGTGCTACATCAACATAACGACTTCCAGTATCAGTTATTACAATGACTCCATGATCGTAAAATATATTACCTACTACCGAGCCTGTAGTTTGAGTAAGTTTAGAAAAATCAAATCTACCATTTTCTAAAGAACCACTTTTGAATGATGCGTAAGATTGTGAAAATTGATTATCATAAATATTACCATCACCATCGTCTTTAAGAAGTACAGTAGATGCAGTTGAATCATCAGTTAATTCAATAGAACCTGGTCTTATTCTTTCTCCAAATAGTGTTTGGGGAATTGATATTACTGAAGCTGATGTATGTAAAAACCTAAACTGATTTTGGGAATTAGAACCAAAGTTATCAAAAGGATTTATTTGTGATAAAGTTCTTTTTGTGTTACCACTTTTTTGTTTATAATACAAATTATTTATTAGAAACCAAGATGGTAAGTGAAAAAATGATGCTGACGGAAATACAGTAACTCCTCCAGCACTTGATGCTGTGTTGTAATTACTTGTACTACCACTTATTGCTCTAAAATTATAAACTTGACTACCACTATCCGTATTTGTGACAGTAAACTCTTTATAAGCTTTAAATGGTGTTATACTTATATCGCCTGGGTCTAGTCGTTTGAACATGACCTATATCTCCCAGCTTAGAAGTCTAATTTGACTTTAATAAGAGCTTCTCTAGAAAAAGATTTCAATAGTGGTTTACTTAACTTAGCGATAGCCAGTAACTCATTCGACTCATTATACAATCCTACCTGAGTTATAAAAGATCTAGGATTTTTAAAGTAGGATGGAACTGTAAATGAACCATCTGATGCTGTAGAAAAAGTTGGGTTAGAACTAAAGTTAAACTCTTGATTTCCTGCTCGTACAAAATAATGTTGAGATGTAATTACTTCCTCTCTTCTTGCTTGAAACTTTCCTGCAACTCTGATTCTCTCATAGAATTTATTATTATTATCACCGTTAGTATTACTTGCTGACACGTGACCAAGAGATGCAGATGTGTTCAATACAGGTCCGTTGAATACAAGTATACCTAAATCAGGATAAAATAATCCATAAGCACCACCTTCTTGTGATGTAGCAGCTGTTTTAATTACCGCAGTTCCAGTTGCAATTGAACCACTAACAATATTAAATACTCTACCACCCTGATTTACAACGGGGTTTGTTGTCGCACCACTATCGTCAATAAATTTTAATTTTGTATTACCACTTCCACTTATATGTAACTCCCAATTACCCGGATCCATTTTTTCTCTTAAAAACTCTCTAGCAACTGATATAGCAAAAACAAATTTTGGTTTAATGTGAGTACCAGTTCCTGCAAAAGTAAATTGCCTTTCATTTGGTCCTAATAATGTATTGGATAATTGTCTGTATATTGCTGCGGATGCTCTTAATCCATCAACACCAAGTGTTCCTTTCGAACCACTTCCATTAAGGTGTCCGTATGCTATTGAGAATTGTGCTTTAGCAGTTGTAGTTGTCTGTGGATTAGTTCCGTACATATCGAAGTAATGAGTTCCACTACTACCAGACTGAGTTGATGATGTGAAAAATGAAGTTAGAGTTCCAGCTCCATTTTCCCACATACCGGAAGATACGGTATCTTTGATATTTGATATCACATCATTATTTTGGTCGAATACTTTATATACTGACATATTTTACTCCTTAATCAATCGCTACAGTTGCCTGTGTGATTCTTACTTTATTTGTAATTGTTATCGATGTAGTTGCACCTGTATCATTTCCGATTACAGTAAGTTGTGTTGCTTTACCACCAGTTGGTGTACCAGCACCTAATCCTATTACGGATATTCTGACACTATTTGCGACTAATGTCTTACTGTTTGGTGCATCATCTTCACCTAAGAAAAATGGTGTGGAAGCACCTGGTGCACCTGCTCCAGCTCCACTAGCTATTTCCATACCCACAATTGACTGGTCGTGTAGTATAAATGTATAACTATTATCCGCAACATTTGCTGTGACTCCATTGACTACTACAGGTGGTTGATTCAACCCACCGCTTTGTGTAAATGTTACTGATGATGGATTCAAAGTTAAGACAGGCATTTTAGAAGTGTTTTTCGGTAGCGTTACCAATTTGTATCTCATAACGTGATTTTCATCAGGTAATGCTTCTAATAGTGGCATGTTTTCAATAACCTTACCATAGAAATCTGTTCCGTTAGGATGAGTTACATCCCAAAGTTTGTAATCCACTTCGTCATCTGCTAACGCAAATTTGGTGATGTTAAATGCACTTGTACCTTGTGCTAATAATTCACGACCTTTTTTTGTTAATATGGCATCGACTGTGATGGTCGTATTGTTTAGAAATCCCATAATTTACTCCTAAGATATGTTTTTTTTAAATATTTGAAGTCATATATAAATATAAACAATTCTAATTTTTGTTATTATTTATTATAACTCTTTCCATTGCCTTTTCCCTGACCTTTATCTTTCGAACCTTTAATACCTTTATTAGATTTATCATTCTTTAGATTGTCTGGAACTATACCCTTTTCAAAGTAATTCTTTGCTTCAAGTGGCGTCATTTGTATAGGTTGTGTACTATCCTCTCCGGTTGCTTTAGATTGAAGTTTTTCTCCTCCCTTTTCTTTAGAACCTACTTGTTTAAAATCAGGTACCAATCCATCACCAGTTTTTAAAGTAGAATCACCACCTTTCTGAGTAACTAGTTTAGTTGGAGAAGTTATTACAATTTCAATTGGTGAACCGCCATCTACAGTTGAATCTTCCGTATTTTTCACACCCGCATAATATGAATTGAATTTTGCTAATGATTCATCTGCTAGATTATCTATATCAATATTTTCAAAGGATGATGAATTAGCAATACCTGCTAATTGATTTGATATAGAACTGTAAATTTTCTTTATTTTTTGATTTCTACCATAAACACGTGAACCACTTATTATAGGTTGAAATACCTCTTTGGGCTTGTCATCACCTGATTTTATAGAAGCAGATACATAAGAACCACTACCAAATTGTTGCCAAATACTTAAATCAAAGTTATTGTTTTTAAAATCACTTAAAGTTCCTTCAAAGGTATCGTAACTTCCTGTAAAATTAAAACTCATTGAACCAGTTTCATAACTATTTATTGGAATTTCACCAATATATGAATTAAATGAAGAAACAGTAACTCCTGCATTATATGAAGAAGTTACCGATATTACACTATCAGTTAGATTTATAGATGATGTAAATGATAAATCCTCAAATGTTGGATTCTTACCCATAACTACTTTAGGTCTTTCAAATATATTTGGTTCAACAAGTACACCAACGTTTGATTTTGCCCTAGCAGGAATCATTTTTTTAAGTTGAGGAAATAAAGATTGGTCATAAAACTTCAACAATCTAATATAATCCCAAAAGCTGTTTGGAGAATTATATTTTTTCCAATATGAATCTGATGTAAGTTTTAGTCCTCTGTAGCTTAATTCTTTTGTATCTCTTGGATCACCTAAGAAATTATCAAAGTTCAAATCTCCAACAGAATTAATTATATCATTATTAATCACATCGGTTGGTGCAAAGAATATTCCTACTTTGTTAGAATCGTTGGGTGCACTGTCATAAGCACTTTTTGTCGCTCTCTTTTTATACTGTAATACCTCACCTTCTTTGATGGAATTACTTTCTATACGAACTTTATTTGTTACTCTTCTTAACGCACCGATACTTGGTATGTGAGTTTTTGTTTCGTCAACTACATTGGAATAAAAATTACCTGTAAAACCATTATGAGAACCAGATGTAGTTGGTGTTGCTGTGGAACTTACATCTCTAATACCTACCGTATCAGTTGCTAAATTTTTATCATCGTTAAAAGAATATCTTAAAACTAAATTTTGATAAGAAGAGGTTTGGTGATTACCCTCATAAGCTTTTGGGTTAGATATATGATTTTTAAAATGTTTTACACCAAGAGTTTCAGTCCAATGTCTATATTCCATAACTGAGCCGCTAAGCCTTAAACCCACATTTGATAAATCAGTATTACCACCAATAAATATATTTCCATCATCTGCATAAGTTTTATTAAAAGATGACGAAGCAGCTATATCAGTTGACATTGTTACTGCTGAAAAATATTGTATCTTACTTCTACTAGCATCGTATTTACCAACTGATAATTCAAATGATTGTGATATATTAGATGCATCAGAACCTGAAGTTCTTCTTAACATTACAGAATAGAAATCACCATCATAAATAGGTAACATGGATGATGAAATTTCTTTCAATCCATCAGAACCACTTAATTGAAAACTTACATGTCCTTTATTATCAACAGAGTTATTATCCTTTAATCTGATGTAAAAGCTCGAAGATGGATTTGCAGATTTCTTTTCTACTAATATTTGATTTGATCCTGTTGTTGCCTTAAATCTAAATTCTATAGTATCGGGCTTTCTTTCCGTACCAGTGAGACTTCCAGTCCAAGGTGTTTTTACAAATTGTCCACCTCTAAAATCTAACGCTTTAGTAAACTTACGACTTATTTCAAATTGTGGGGTATCGCTGTTTGGTACATTAGGACCACCATACTCCTTTACTCTGAGAATAGTTGATGGTATTCCATATACATTTATCAAACCCTTTAATGCTTTAACAGTTCCTTTATGCTTTAAAAAGAATGGCATATTATTTATAATACGACTCCATATTTCACGAGACATATCTTTTTCTGCTATAGCTGAGTAATCAGAGTAGCTGGAACCTGTTACTTCTGCACCCGTTGCATATCTTGGTAAAGATACTAAATCAGTTCCATCACTAAGAGTCCAACCCAATGACTTTCCAACCTCATATAATAAATCTTTTGAGATACCTTGATCTAGACTTTCTCTTCTATCAAACACATCCCCCATAGCTTTTATATATAACCAAATTTCATCAAAGTGGTGTCCTAACATATCCGTAAACTTTAAGTAAAGGTCATTGTTAGTATCAACTCTAACATGCTCGGGTAATAAGGAGCTTAATTTATTTAAATTTTCTTCATCATAGAGTGATGCGGATTTTAATGAGTTATTATACCAATTTTTTGCTTGTGAAGATGTGGTGTGTGCTAAAACATAAGGACTTCTTACCGTACCAGTACCACTTGATTTAGGCCAAGCATTATCGTGAAATACCCCCAACGAACTAGAGATATAAGAAGAGCTTTCGAAATACATAAAACTTTCAAAACCATCAAAATTATTCTTAACCTCTTTGATTAATCCTTCCCATTTTCTCATATCTTTTAATGAGCCACTAATACTTTCAAGAGAACCGCTTTGAGTATTATATGATTCAATGAGTTCTAATTTATATTTAAAATTCTCTAACCTTTTCTCTACAGAACCAAAATTTGTAAAATTTTTGTATTGAGTATAATCGACATTTATATCTGCACTGTCAAAGCTTTGTGATATAAATTGACTTTTCAATTTTTCTGATATATTCGTATCAGCAGTTAATATTTCTGATTCTGATTTAAATTGAGTGGTTCTTCTAACTATACCGCTATCCAAATTACCCAAATCAGGACTCTTTAATACTCTGTCACCAGTTTCTTCTGGAATAAAATCAATAACCCTCATTCTTTCTACAGCAGGTTCTACCATCTCTTTTACAACAGTTATTTCATCAAATCTCTTTACACTCTCAGGTAATGGTTGATATAATTTGAATACCAATCCATGTGGATATTCTATAATTGATTGTCTATCTTGTCTGAAGTTGGTTGTGAGGAAAAAACTATTTTCTAACTTTATATAAGTTCTTAATTCTCGCGGATTAAAAATTAGATATTCAGTTTGATAGGATAGATACACTCCCTCATTATTTGTACCATCATAAACTGCTTCTACAGGATTATCATCATCACTAAGTTCTATTGCTGCTTCCTGAAAGGTTTTGTTTGTGGTAATTATCAAGCCATTATCACTTACAGTTTTTATTTGTGCGACGTAAGGTTTAAGTATCTGTTTTGTGGTTGATTGCTGTGTAAATTCAAATTTAACCTCTACATTATCAATCCAACTTATACCGAATGTATTGGTATCAGTAAAATCATGTCCTTCAAAATTCAAAGACCACGCACTGGTAGCATTTAATATCCAATCTTCTCTTACTGGAATTGAAACCGTAAAACTTTCCCATTCATTAGATTTAGTAGTTCTTATAGGCGGTTCTGCTGGTCTTGTAGATGAGAATGCAATAGGTATTACACCTTGATATTCCCAACCGGAATCTACAGTACCGCTCCACCTCCAAAATTCTTCAGGTGATAATGTACCAATTCTTCGAGGATCTGCACTGTAATCAAATTCTGGTTGAACTGTGCTATCTGAGTAAACTGCATTCGGATTAAAGTTTATCGCAGAAGGGTTCAGAACTCCAAACTCCAATGGTTGTCCACCATCAGGACCTGTACGTTGTACAATACCCGCACCTAAAAATATATCATTGATATTAAAATTTGTTTCTATTCTATTAGCTACTAAAAGACCTGGTGAAATTTCATCTGTTCCAGTTTTCTTTACAAGCTGCTGTTCGTTAAACTTTATATGATGAAATTTTGACCAGTAATGAAGTTGCTCATCATCATCCTCATTACCGACTGGTATACCATACATTTCAAAACAAACCTGAGGTTCACCTTCTGTCAGCCAAAGGTTAAATTCGTCATTTTCAGAAATGTTGTCAGGTGATTCAAAAAATTTAAATTCTGCAGATTGTACAGAGTTAGCTGGATTTAAAAAATGTTTCGATGTAGAAGTTTTTCGTACAAACACCTTACTTCCAACTAAGAAGAAAAAATCAAATCGATAGGATTTATCAGGCCTGGTTCTAAGTGTTACTTCACAACGATTACCGAGATTCTGCATGGAGTTGTTCAATACTTCTCCACCAGAAAGATTTTCTATAGCTTTTATTTCTATTTTATATGTAAAATCCGTATCTCTATATAAGTTTGCAATCTTATTAGATTTATTCGTACCTAAACCATCATTATAACAAATTACATAGCCCGATGGTGTATCTTCTGGTTGAGTTAACTTTCTATCCCTAGTTATAGACTGAATGAAACCACCGTTGGCAAATATGAGATAATCCAAAGTTTTACCGTTAACATCTACTACACCATCACCTTCTTCATTGATATTAAGCTTAATCGAACCATATGATGTCATACCAGAAGAATATGTTGATGTAAGAAAAAATTCAGTAAATGTGTAATGCCTTACCCCACTATCAGTACCCGCACTTGGAGTTACCTCCCAAAGTAAATCATCCTTTACTAATATTGCTCGTGCACTTGAACCGCCTCCACCTACAAAACCGGTAACCCAACCAGCATTTTGTCCAATTTGGGTGGTTCTTTCAAAAACAGGAACTCCCACATTTTCTTGTTGGTAAATACTTTTATTAACTGCATTAGGAAATTCGCTCGAATTAACCGTACCAGGTGTGGCTTCAGGTAATGACCACCCACCACCGGTATTAGGAGACCAAGAAATAGCTACACCATCCCAAACCCACTGTCCTTCCGGACTTACTAAACCATTAAATAAATTAAAACCTGAATAATCTGAATTGACAATCCACGAAACTGATAAGCTACTACCTGAGCCTTCAACAGCTTCAACTTTCCAAAAACCAACTCCTCCGAAAATTGTATCGGCTGTTGTCATACCTATATGTAAAGGTCCGTTAATACCTATGGATATTGCATTTGCTTGTTGAACATCCAAATCAAAATATTCAACTATACCATTGAGATTACTAGGCGGTTCAGGTTCCACACCCGAAAGGTCTCCTGGTCCGATAAAACCATCAGGTATAGATGGTACTTCTTCATCAATATCTGGTGCATCTGGATCATAGAAACCATTAGGTGGATTGGTTGGCTTAGGTTCGGTTAATGGTTCATTAGGATATCTCGCAGTTACCCTTAATGGTTTATTTATAACTGTACTTTTTACATCAAAGGTTACTAATATATTATCACCGTGACTTACATTGAATGCCTCCAAGCTATCAAAGTATTGTTGTTGTATTAATAATGGTCGATGCGGATTTCCTGCTGGCCAATCTTCTATGGTTTGCTCGAAGGTTTGGTTAATATCTGGAAATTTCATACATATTCCACCGCCCTTACCTTCACCTTGCACCCAATGTGCAAAGTATCCTAAGCCTATTGTAGCACCCCATATGGAAGTTGGTTTATTAAGGTAACCTAAAAAACCGTTACTCCAATCTTGAACTTGTATTGCTTTACTGTGAAGATTTGTATCCCATTGAAATTCATCGCCTAATTTCTTTACATCGCCTAAATCACTTATGACTGTAAGCTCTCCACCGCCATTTTTTGCGATGTCATCGCTTTTAGGTGTTATTAAAATTTCATCAACTAAAAACACATCATTTATCTGTACGGTTCCATCAATCATTCGTGGTGTGAATACGAAGTCATCAATCATCGGGTTAATTTGTATGGTATTCGTATCATTTAAATCACCATCATCTGCCACAAATTCTATTACTGAACCTGGCATAGAAATAGACTTTCTTAATTGTTCGCCTAATCTGAAAAAATCTTCCTTATAGTTTAATCCATCAAAATTTTGAGCTCTTAACCTAACTTCAGTTCTTGAAGGTGATATCTCGTCAATTTGATATTTTAAATTCTTTACCTGTAACTCTTGACCTCTTTCAAAAAAATCACCGTTAACATTTAGTTTTTCATAAACCAACCCTTCATCTGTAATTTCTATATTTTCATAATCCTCCCATATCATAAATTTACCATCTTCTGCATTAGGAACTGTTCGAATTAGAATTGTCGTATCATCACCAGCTAATCTTCTGAAAAATCTATATGTAACATTATATGTACCAGAGGTAATTTCAGAGTCTTTGAATTGTTGTGGGGGCTGTAGTAATAAATTTCCATTTTCCTGCAAGTTTATTTGGCTATAAGGAATGTTTCTATATTCTATTACATTTCCATTTATATCTGTAAGCTGGAAAAATATAAAATCACGACTTTCTCTACTACCGAATATACCATTTTCATATGGCTTGTTACCGATTCTTATTTTATTACCAGCAGATAATAAATCCTTATCACTTTGTTTTAAGTTACTTGCCATTATAATTCCGTTATGTTTCTGTTAATAACTTCATCTAATATATCTTCATTTATTTTGAATTGTTCTACTTCAACTGTTTTTACATAAGATGTGGTTTCATCTTCATATAACTCACCTGTATATGGATTCTCAAATAGTAGTATTGTGTTATCCTTATCCCTTACTAAAAGACTCCCATCATTCTCACCACCGCTATCAAGAAATGCGGTTTGATATAGTGCCCTTTGCTGTTCGTATCTCTGTTCATCTTCATTGATTAGATTCTGATAGTATTCATTTTTTTGAAGCTCTTCTTGTGTATATGGCATATCATCTCACCACTTTGAATAAATAATCTTCATCGTAGAAATTTACAACTTCATCAACTGTATTACTGCCACTAACCACTTTAAATTCAAATTTGTAATATCTTTCTGATTGAAATCCGTTCATCCACAGATTAAAGTAATTACCTGTAGAATCACAGCTGATTAATGAACCTGTACCGTATGGTACAATAACTTCTTCTGTATCTGCATCTCTAACAGAATAGTATGCCCCATCACCACCTATGCTTTGAACACTTCCACTTGGTAAATACTTTACAGTTAAAAATTCTGATGATGTATTTGACGCTGAACGAGTGGGGTATCTACCTCTACCTACTAATCTAAATTTTACTTTCGAATTTTCTTTATATGTTTTTCTTATATTCTTCATATAGATAACCGTATCTTCTAATTCTGTTGAATTTAGAGGAGATAGAGAACCTGTATTCCATTTTGTATCGTACCACTCAACTTCTAACTTTGGTGGATAGATTGTATTTGTTTGTCTTGAAAAAAATGAAAAGTTACCCAATCTATCATTACTACCCTCATCGGTATTTATATCTAAATTACCAACACTACCACTTCTTTTTAGAATAAAGCCATCATTTGGTCTTGTACTTCCTAACCATTTATTTACAATTGGTGTCACGTCCATACGAACATCTCTCGTTGCAAATGTGAATGATTGAGATGCATAAACATCATCAAACCAAGTTCCACCTGAAGCAGATATGGAACCTGTCCATAGAGTAGCAGCTGTCTGACCATCCCTAAACCTCCAGCTACATCCTTCCTCCGTAAGTGGACTGTCTGCAGAAAAGCCTTCACCAACCACCCAACTCTGACTCACAGCATAAGCATATAATGATTGAGTATAAGATAAGTTAGTAGGATTTGCGTCATATAGATTTAAATAAAATCTTGCAGAATCAGAATCGATTGTTCCCCTAACCATAGAATTAGATATTTCATTTAAATCAAATTGAATCAGTACACGAGAAACTTTAGGATTTTTACCTGAAGCATTTAAATCTTTTCTTACTTCTAAAATCTCATCTAAACCAGTATTTTTACTAGCACTCATTTGAAATATTGTCGTATCTTTTTCTGGAAAAATAAAATAATGCATTAGTTACCTCCCGCTGAGCTTCCTACAACCCTTCCTTCAATATCTACATTAGGAAATTTTAACTCAAAACAACTTGGATCTAATGAAGGATAGATTACACCCTCTTTTGTCGCAGAATTCAAATCGTAAATATTACCTGAATATCCTTGTGATGACAAAACTTTATTTGTAATCAACACCGGTAATTGATTCGGATTATTTTCTTCTGGTGGTACAACTGCTGACACACCTTCCACTAAAGAAATCTGATAGGCTAAATCTGCTAATATTATAGGTTGTCCTATTTGCCATTTATCTGTATTGAAAAAGGTTCTAACTCTCTGTATTGCTTTCAAAACTACTTCTTCACCATTATAACCAACTTTTGTCAATATATTAAATTTTACACCTATGTTAATTACGAAAGCATCTTTAATATTTATTGCATCAGTTACCATTCTAAATTGTGTAAGGTAAGTTTGTATATTTTCTTTAATAGCTTGATTAACTTGAGTTAATTTTTTATTTGCATCAAATCCTAAAACATAAAGATTAACCGCTAGTGGATTCATAATCCTACTATCAGAATTTGCATCACCAGTATTAGTTGTGTCTAATTGGCTATCTTGAATTACGGAAACTTTTGCAATATTACCAAACTTTGGCGGTAAAGCATAAGTCCTTATTATGTAATCCTCTTTAGTAACAATTCTTTGCTGTGCTTGAAAATATGCTAATGTATTGTTTTTTACCTCGACTATACTTTCTGCACTTCTTCCACCTCTTGCGGGTGTTGGGTTGGTTACTGCTAAAGACGATCTTGTAGATGCAACTAACGCACTATTTAATCCTGTTGAGTCTAATTCAACATTTAAACTTTGAACTTTTGTAAGACTATTTGATGAAATATTATGACTAACACCACCACCGTGCCTGTATGTTAAGGTTAAGGTTGTATTAGATGGTGCCTGACCGTAGGCTTTGGTTTGTAGAAAGTTAGAAGGATCGAAAGCGACACCCAATTTAGATGGTGAACCAGGTAAAGTGGAACCAACTTCATCAGGATTGGGAACTATTTCTTCGTCAGGACTATCACTTACACCAGCACCGAATCTCAATTCAGTTTTATTATCTTCTCTGATAAAAGTTGTAAATCTTCTTGATGTTTTTAAAAGCTTTAGTAAATAAGGTGATGAATCAGAATACTGCGATAACTCAGGATCATTATCAGAAGTATTTTCCATATCTTCAAATACTGTATCTTGTGCTAGATATGGTACTTCGTACCAGCTATTACCATCACTATCGGTACACGATAATATTTCTGTAACATTTTCATTACTAAGACTAACCCTATCGTATTTTACAGCATTACCGAAAGTAAAAAAGTCTTGAGCAATATCACCACTATAAGCCCTTACAGATTTTTTAAGTAAATAACTAACAGGTACATCATCATTTGTTTCAAAAACAGAAATTTCTAACGGATCGTAGGATGATGAAAATTTAAAGTTACAATCTTCAGTTGTTGTGAACTTTACACCGGAAGTTGATTGTAACTCCATTCCAGTTTTAATATTCATTGAAAATCTTAAATCGGGATTAGTAACATAATTTGTACCTGTTCCACTACTAATTGCAGGTACTGTTTGAAAAACATCAACGTTAGCAACTGCAGGTGTTGATAGTTTTGGTTTATAACCAAAAGATTGTGCCATATTATAAACAGTTCTTTTTTCTTGTGCGAAGGCCATCAAAGATTCTTTAAATTGGTTATCTATATAATAAGAAAGCACGTCACCAACATATGAAGCCATTTCGATGAACATCATACCAGGTGAAGATTCATTGAAATCGTTATAATCTTTAGGAAAGTAAGTTTTAGCAAATTCAATTAAATTGGCTTTGAAGGATGTAAAATCCTTATTAAGATATCTGACTTCCTTTACTGAATTATTTTTAGGTGCTGAGTAAGGCATTTTAATCTCCTATTAACCTGGTGTTCCACCACCAGTATTTCCTTCGGTGTTAGCTTCCAAAGAAGGTAATTCTAATGTTACCTCTTCTAATGTCAATTGATTCTGTTGAATAGAAAAAATAATTCTTGGTTTTATTATATTACCTGTAAAAGAAAAGGTTATTTCTCTTATATTAACAAATGGTAAAAATTCTTTTATGCTTCCTCTTATGATTTCTTCAATACGATTTTCTAAATCTGTTCCTTCAGGTTCGAATAATACTAAGAACAAATCACTACCAAAATTTGGGTTACCCAATCTTTCTCCTCTTCGAGTTAGCAAAAGGTTTTTTATACTTGATTTAGTTTGTTCTAATAAAGTTTGAGTACGTTTGAACACACCTTGTTGGTGTCTACCTAAAGGTAGAGTTAATCCTATAAATGTATCTGGATCTAAATCTTTTTCAATTACGCTCATAATAATTTACCATCTTTCTTTTTTAATGCTGTCATCACACCTCTGTAATCCTTTGTAAGATTATCCATAACATCTTTAACAGCAGGATTATTAGGATCGACTCCGGCTGATTGTGCAGTTTGTATAGCGGATGCTTTTCTTCTACTTTCTGCATCACCCATCATATTTCCATAACCCAACATTTCTGTCATTCTGTTAGTGTCATAAGGTTTACCACTCATAGTTGGATATTCTTCCATTCCACTACTTTTTGTTTCATTGAGGGGTGTTGAGTTATTAAAGGTATTAGATTGCATCTTTTCAGATATTGCTTTTTTACCTTCACTTATAAGTATTTGATTAAGTTCTTTTTTAACTTCGGATTTAACTAATTCTCTAATCAAATTTACAAGTTTTTTTGTATCTGACATATTTAACTCCTGTTTAATATAAATATCTATTTTTTTAAAAGTTTGTTAAGCTGACTTAATAGCTTGTGTCTTTGTACTCTTCTCTAACTCAGCTGCTTCAGCCGGTGTGAAAAGATCCCGTCTAACTTCATTAACCGTATCGACAACATAATCTCTAGCTTGACCAATAGGTCCGGTTACATTCGCGAATGTACTTTCACCTGGACCTTCTAATCTTGACTGTCTTCTTGCACTGATTGCATTTCTTTTCGCGGTAATCTTTTCCTGTTGCTTTCTTCTATTTTCTGTAATCAAATCAAATCTTCTTTTCTGAGCTTTTAAAGTATCGATAATTCTCTGCTTCCTAATACCAAATTCAACCTTAGTTGGTCCAAAAAGCTTTTCTACATCCTTTAGTTCAGCAATCTCCTCACCAAGCTTCTGACGTAATATTTTTAAACCAAAACTAATTGCAGCAGAAATTTTATCTAACGCTGACGCAATTCTTGAAGCCTTATCACTACTATCAGTTGTGATTTGAGCTGCTTCTGCTGTTTTTCTAGCTCGCTTAACATTAGTTCTAATAGTCTGTATATCTTCATAGGTATCATAGGCTAAGTTAGCAGCTTCTTGATACTCTATGAATAAAGCACTTCTTTCTTGATACAAATCGATATTATCTTCTAAAGGTACTATAATTCTATTGTAAATATTTAAATCTATTTTATCAAATTCTTCTGATGCTCTTTTAGTAATTTCTTTTCTTGCAAGATCTGCTAATATACCCATAATTCAGTCCTAATCTATGAAAACTTTTTTGCTAGCTATCGATTCTAATTTATCTTTTAATCCTTTTAATTTTTGCACACCCCCTATTGCTTTAATATTAGGATCTGTTTCCACAAAACTAAATGTCGCTGAAACTATATCTATAAACTCTGATAAAAAGGATGATAAAGTAGAGTATTTTACGACAGGATCGACAGTTGTTGTGGGGTCTTTTGTACCCAATCTAATTGTACCATTTACACCCGATGATATAAAAACATCATTTACTGCACCCAATCTGATTTGGTCTGCGGAAGATAAAATTATATCATCCTGTTTTGTATTAAATAATATCTCGTCTGAATTTATGATTATCAAATCACCTTGTAAAAAATCTTCTTCTCCATCATCATAAGATTTAACAATACCAGCTTTAACATCACTTGATCGTAAGGTAATTGATGAACCAATACTATTTATATCGTGATAATGTGGAAACATTGAATCCTTTATTTTTAGTCCATTTTGTATAGTATCGCTACTCTGATTATTACCTATTATAATATATGGAAAGGATGGTAATCCGTTTTCTTCTATATCACCACCGAAATTCATATAGTTACCATATCTACCTTGAATAGTTGTATCACCAGGTCCTGTAAAAAGTGGTCTGTTTAAAAATGTTAATTTTGGAAATACTAACGATTCCCCAACAACTATCTTTTCTCTGTTATTATCAACCTTTCCCATAGAAGCAAGTGGAAAAGAATAGTAGTATCTACCGCTATATTCTGATATTATAACCTTTTCATCTGATAGTGGTGCACAATTAAAATGAGAACACAATGGTTGAACTCCTTTTATTTCTTCACCGTTATGAATCATAATTGCATCTAAAGTTCCTATTTGATTCCAGTCACGTGTCTTATCACCATTCGGCTTGACTATAATATCTAAATCATCTTCAACTCTGTAAATCTTCGTAACTCTTGCCTCTACTAGTTCGTAAAATTCTGATGTCTTACTTACAGAGTTAACGTATGCTATCATTTGGTCATAACTCACCAATCCCGACTTATCTCTAATGGGTGTTGGTAAATCAGGACTTACTTGTCTATATACTTTAGGTTTGCTCATAATTTGTTTTATTCTCTATTTCATCGGAATATTTTTGTACATCATCAGCAACATCATTTACCGCTGACATTAGTTGTTCCTTTTCCGCTTCGGTTAAACCAAACTCATCCTCTGCCCCACCTTTGTTTTCCGATGCAATCATACGCTGAACAATACCTGCCATTTTAACAAGCTGATCGTCGTTTTTAACATTTATTTCTAAATATTCTTTTAACATTGGAATGATTTGAACTGCAGTATCACCATCTTTTATAAAACCAACAACTTCTTTCATCAATACTTCAAGTTGTTCTTTATTTTTTTCCGTATTACTGTAAATATCTTTGAAGACATCCGATAAAGTCTTGCCGTCAAAGATTTCGTATTTTATGCTCATTTTGAACTCCGATTATAAAAATATGCCTATATATAAATATTTTATAACTTTGTTTTTAATAAATATATAGCTAATCGGAAAAGGTGTGTAAAAAAAGAGGGGATTTTACTCCCCTCAGTTATCAGTCCGTTTTTATTAGTGAGCCTGTGTGACTCACATCAACCATCCCGTATTTATAAAACTCGTGTTTCAACCTATCATTATACTTTTTCATCACATTTACTATGCGAGTGATATGTTGAGTATTTGAGCCTGTCATCTCTCTAATCAGAATATAGAGAGCTTTTTTGTTGAAGTTTTCAATATTTTCCTTCATCCTAAACATATGTAATACTGCATCAGCAACTTTTATGTCTTTCTGACGATGAAAGATATTAGTTAGATTGAGGTCCCAAAACCTACCTAACTCTTCAACAAATATACCTGTATTATACTGTGCTTCTTTCTGAGCAGTTTCAGCAGCAGTATTTCTTTTATAATCCAAAACATCCATCTGAGAATGTATCTTTCCCATCTTGTAATTCTTATTGTTATTAAGAATCAGATAGTTTTTTGCCACAATACTAAAGTATGAGAAAGCTTTACCCTTACCTTCTTTAAACTTGTGCATATTCATAACTAAAAATGAAACAACCTCGTGTTTGACTTCTTCAGAAGATGTATCGAAGTAATAGAATTTAAAAGTATGAATTATGTTTTCACAGAGTTTATCAAACGCTGAACGTATGTGGTCATTATATATTTTATTTTTTAACCTAACATCATCCGTATTATTATATCGAATGATTGCAGCTTGAGTTCTTTCTGTAAAATAATATCTTGATGAACCTTTTTTTGCTTTTCTACCCATTTATCTCTTCTCCTCGAAGTTTGTCTAGTTGATTTATTGTTTCTTTTAATTGATTGAATATTACACCTGTTTCGTCATCTTCGGCAAAATATCCTTTGTAATCTATTTCTTTAACTTTATTATTTACGTCAATTGCACTATTCATAAAATTTGAAATCCAATCTTCCATAATTTCCATCTTTTTCATAGTATTCCACAATCCATACCAAGAAGCTACACACAAAATTGCCAATAATACAAGACTTATTTCTAAAATCATTCTTTATCTCCAAATAGTTCGTCAAAAAGATCTTGTGATTTTGCAGTTAACTTAGGTGATTGAACTTCTTCTGTCTTACGGTTATCAACTGCCTTCTTAAAATTAGTCTGTAGTTTAGTATTTGACTCTTCATCTAAATTTTGCCATTCATCATACTCAATATGTGTTGCCATCATATCTGCTTGATGTAAGATGTATGCAATGTTAGATTTTAATGACCAATCTGGATTATAAGATATATAATACGACTTGTTTCCATCCTCATATAAACCATCAGTTAGTTTTAATCCGATGTATTCCCACTCGGACATTTGGATACCGAAATGATTTAAGATAAAAATCGCTCTATCGGTAACTGTCATGTATTGGAGATTTGGATTATGTTTAAATATCTCACCTCTATTCTTACGATGCCATTCAGAGTCTTGTGGGATATAATAGTCTTGATTCAAATCACCTACCTTACCCAAATCATGATGCATAGCAGCGAAGATTAGTTCTTCATCGGTGAAGTTAATCATAGCTCCATTAGACTCCCACAGCTTTTTAATTTGAATTGCACAATCGGTTACATGCAATACATGCTCCACATAACCACCTACCATAGCATTGTGGTATGCTGCTTTACCACTAGCTGGTGCAACCGACATTCTATCTTCAAAGTATTTATACATCTCTAAGAGTTTCTCTTTTCTTTCATCTGAAAAGGTATCCTCTATAAGTTGCATTAACTTATTCCAATTGTCTAGTATTTGTTTTTCTGATAATTGTTTCATTTATCTAACCTCATATCTATCTTTTGTGAACCTTATGGTAGGTTCGTTTCTTAATCTATTTCTATAACCACTAAAGGATATCCTAACTCCCCAATTTAACATATTGAGTATGTCTGCTTTAGTAACTGATTTTTTCTTATGTATGAAATCCAATACTTTTTTATATGTATCGGTATCATTCTTTAACATTGGTAGATTGTCTATTGCTCCATCAAACATATTGTTGAATTGATGTATTGCAGTTCCCCATTTACCTTTCTCAAATCTATTAAGAGCTTTTTCAGAATATCTTTCTCTTAATAAGTCATCATCTAAAAATGGTTCTATTGTATCTATTAATGCATCATCAACGTCATAGTAATAAACACCATCATCACCTGCAAGTTCATGATAGTAATCGTCATCTGAAAATACATATGGAACACCAACTGACATACCATCTGTAGCAGATACGGCCCAACCACTATATTTTTGTTTTGCACATACACCAACACGACACGATGATAGTTTAGAAAAATATCCAACTCTATCATATTTGTCAATGTTTATATATTCTCTATCTTTACTTTCTGCCAATGGCACCCATACTTCAAAATCCTTCCTAATTCTCCATAGTCTATCCATCTGTTTCAAAAACCAAGGATAGTTTTTATAAGCATGTGGCCTGTGATTAAATACAATAATTTTTTTGTCTGTAGTTTGTTTCTCATACTTAGGAATTTCCCAACCAAGATACTGCGGTTCTAATATTTCATCTAATCTATTAACAACATCATCATTGAAATGTGTTTTGGCATTTTTTAATACTAAGTTCTTTTGTCCTTGCGTATTGATACCACACTTTTCCATAGCCAGTAAACCAAGAAAATTAATATCCATTACAGTTTCTTTGTAATTCGTAATTTCAGGAAATTCTGTCCAATGTGTATAACCTACAAAGGCCGGTTCGATGTTTGTTTCATTTAGGAAAACATTTTTTAATTGTAGAGTATGTTCTGGTAAATGAGAATAAACAATATCAAAATCATTATGTCTAAAATCAATACCTTTGATTATTCTTTTTTGGTCGAAATGTAATCTCATCGCATTTGGATATGATGGCAATGGTAATATCAATTGGTGTGTATTTTCAAACTGTAAACTATCAATATGTTTTGGTGAAAATATAGTCCAATGAATATCATCACGTACTTTACTTATCTCTTTTATTATGTTGCCTAAGACAACAACATAAGAATCTTTCTCCAAATCTTTTTGAAAGGTAATGTTTGGATATACAAGTACTTTGTATTTGTATTCTTTACTACTATCTTTGGAATCTGTAAATTGATATATTGACATCTTATTTTTTGGCTCCTGCTGATTGATTATCGTGTGCTGATGTAATTTGTCCATTATCTATGGTGTGTCTACCACCAAATCTTCTTGGTGTTTTTGCATCTGCTTGCCATTTTTTAGAATTATAAAGTTCTCTTAGAGGAATCTTTTCACCAGTTGGTTTTTCTGTAATTGGATCATGTGCAATACCATTTTGAAGTTCCCATAATTCTAATTTATCCTGCCAACTGTAGTAATCGTCACTTGGTACCTGTGTCACAATACCATCTTCTAACAACTTTGAGTCATTGTAAAAATCTGATAATATACTATCATGTCTGATTGGTAAAACCCAATCTTTCTGAGAACCACTAAGTGTAGCAAAAGTTTCTTTTGATACTCCACCATTTTTTGTGGGTCTTTCCTGTAAAACTTTTCTACTACCAGTTCTTAATTGATTATTATCCCAAAACCATTCAAAAACTTTACCATTGTCGTTTATTGCAATATTTTCATCATTAAAGTGACAAAGTAACATAAACAAATCTATAAACCACGAAACAGTATTATTTGGAACATCTTCCATCATATCTTTTTGTGAATTTATAAGTGATATAGCTTTATCTAACAGAGGTTTTGTATCCGACCAAAATCCTGCAATTACTCTACCATCATTATCATCTTCATCATACATTGAATCTAATGTTGGATTTGTCACACTATACTTTTTCTTTTCGGACATCGCATATCGAAGAGCAACACATTGAGCAACTATCTCATCGTTTTTCCTACGGTTTATTTTTCCTTCCGTTATCCAATAGCCAAATACATCTTCATTATCACTTGCATAATCTCTTACCGACTTTGCAATATCTGTTGCCTCTGCATTTCTCAATTCTTGATTATTGAGATTCATACCTTTGTTTAGACTTCTGAATAATCTTTTACATTGACTTCTTTCTATTTTAGTATACTCTATGACACTAATTTTGCATCTGTAAAAAACTTTTTGTAATGACTTTGGTAGTTCAGATAGTACTGTAGGATTTTCTATCTCTACTGCTTGTTCATTAATATCAAGATATTTACCTGGTCGTAACTTGACTAAATCATTAATGATGTCATCATATGTAATAGTTCTATTATTACTGTCAACGTTTAAATAGTCTAAACCTTTTTTCATATGTCTATCATATAACTTTTTTGAGCTTGTTTTATCTGCATTAGTTCTTGCAGATAAAAGATTGACAATTACATGATAAGACAGAATATCACCATGCATAGCAGATATGAATAGTTCTTCTTTCTCTGACATTGTCCATCTTGCTTTGGACTGAAAACTCAAATCAATTCCGATTTTCTTTTCATTATATTCTTCTATTTCAATATCGTACTTCTTTTTTTGTTTTAAATAAGTAATCATCTACCTACTTCTCCTATATATTGTTCCTTTGTTTCTTCCCAAGTCTTTCCTACGATATCTCCATAGAAAAGCACTTCAGGCTTAAGTTTATCATTATCATATAGTTTAACATAACGCCTGATGGCTTTTGGTTTCCACCAATTCATTATGTAATCTATATCATTTTCAAATTTTGGTTTCATTCTTAAATCTTTATCTTCAATCTCATCCCTCAGATATTCCAAACCATTATCATACATATTGGCAAAGAATACACCTCTATGAAATCCATGTTCATAATCCTTACCTTTTATACCTAAGTGTTTGAAGATACGATTGATAGTATTTTGTTTAGGGCCTGTTTGACTTTGTGCCTTATCAAACTCTTCCCTATAATTTTCTTTTAACCAATTGGCCCATACAAAGTAAACATCATCATCTGGTTTGATTGCAATCTTACCAGCAGATTCACCAAGTGTTTTCCAATGTGGTATACCATTATACTGTGAGTGTACACCATAAAGCGATGTGGTGGTTACACCAATTAGAATATCATTATATTGTTCATACCATTTATCACGAATGGTAGATGATGTTGTTAATGCTGCAATTAGTTTACCACCTAAGAAATTAAAACCAATAGGTTGAGTACAAACTATTGTAGAAGCGATAGCAGTATTGTTTAGTTTATGGTCGACAAATTTATTATCCTTACTCCAACCAATATAGTCATCACGAACTTTGATTGATGTAACATCAGAACCTAATGATACCAAGCCTAATATTCTATCTGTAACCTTATCTCTTATAAAATACTTTTGATTACGACCAGGATTAGCATTCCAATCCATAGTGTGAATTAACTTACGATACATAGTCCAATTACTAGCATCATCAGATGGAACAAATACAACCTCTGGTTCTATAGATTCAATTTCTTTTATAGTTAATTCCTTATCTGTGATATCGGTGGGTTTCCAAAGTCTGTTATAATATTTAGGAAAGTTCGTAACTTTATTCCTCATATTATATTCATTCTTATTGAATTCTTGCCACTTCTTATATAAGGTTTGTTCTTGTACAGACATAGACTTTAGTAAGTCTAAGTTAGATATGAACTTTGTACGCTCAGCGTCAAAGTCGAATTTTGGTTCATCAAAAAATTTATCAAACATATTTTAGTTAATTATCAATTGTTAAGTAGCCTTACTGGCCAAAAGTTTTGAGCGGTGGGTAGGAATCGAACCTACACCTTTTCGATGGAATCGAAATGTCTTACCTTTAAGACTTCCACCGCATGTACAATAATATATATCTATATATTTTCTCAAATACAAATTTATTTTTACCTAATCTAAGATTTTATCATCTATATTTTTAAGAACTATTCTAGCCTCTTTATCATTTTCCATAAAACCTACAACTTCCCATTCAACTAGTGTACCATCTTCCCAGTTCAGTTCATCAGAAATTGCCTTTGGTATATTAAAAAACAGTTCTTCTGTTTTTATTATTTCACCGTTTAATAGTTTCTTTTCTACTTTAATTTTCATTTTATAACCTCATTAAAAGTTTTTGAGTGGTGGGTGAGAATCGAACTCACATACACGGGTTTGCAATCCGTTGCCTAACCATTTGACTACCACCACATTTAAGTGGAGCTGACAGGAATCGAACCTGCGACCTCTTCAGTGCAAGTGAAGCGCTCTCCCAACTGAGCTACAGCCCCATAATTAAAGAGTGTCTCCAACTTAGCCCACATTCCTAGGACGGCAATTATTAACCAATGTGGAGAACGCACTACTAGCGTTCGACGCTCGAGAGTCATTGAAGTACACTCTTAGAAATCTCCTGGTGCTACTTGGAAAGTATTTAAACCTAAATCTCTCCACATTTTCACAACCTTATCTCTATCATCTACAACCAAAAAAACATCATTGATATCTACAAAAGTATCTAACATAGCCTTCTTCAAAATTTCATCAGGCATAAATCTCATATCAGGTGTTGCTTTGTTTCCTTCAGCAATTGGCCATGAGTTAGCTTTGAACTTATCAGGTCTTAATACTAAAAGGTCATGTGGCACACTATTAACCGTTAACCAATGTTTAGTAGCAACAAAACCTCTATCGTTCCTACCACTAAAGATAACAATTTTAAATCCATCGTTATGAAACATCTGAGCCATTTTGATTACTGGTGCATTTGGTTTATCCCAATTCATAATAGAATCAGGAGAAGCAAAAATATCCCAATCCAACCTACCATTAGGTTTGAGAGACTTATCCCTTCTGATATCGATATCAGCAAGAGTACCATCTAAATCAAATATTACTGTTTTTTTGTTCATTTATTCCTCTTTCGTTACCCCTTAAGCTACGAATAAAATTGCATATAAGTCAAGTCTTTTTTTGTTTTTTTTTATAATTGTGGTGTTATAAGAATTGTTCCAATGTAGATATCTAAAGCTACAAGTTGAGTGACGACTAATGCGGCAGCCGCTGGAAAAGCTGAAACTAATGTTGCCGGAACCGCAGCTGCGGAACTTGCAGCTGTTATTGAAGCATTAATTGTTACAATTTGAGTAATTGCTGCACCGACAGTATTTAAACCAATACGAGCAGGTGGGGCTACAGCAGCTGCTGGAGTAAGTGTGGTAATCACACCATTCAACGTTGCAGTTGCGGTTGCCAAGTTAGTTACAACCACTGCAATACCACCAGCGTAACCTGCAGCTAATGCTATTGAACTTGTTGCTATTGGTATAGATGCAGTAACCAAAGACTTTGCTGTTATACAAGGTGGTAATAATATACTTGCCATACTTTATCCTAATTTTGTGGAGCTGGGGGGATTCGAACCCCCGTCTTACTATATCTATTTACTAAGTCATTCACAGCTTAGTTAGGTTCTAACCCTCGGAGACTGCACCTACAACACACCCATCACTTTCCACAGAGTGACCAACTGGCAGTTTCTTTAATCTCTAACTTCATCCTAGCTAAAGAGAGTTCGTCTAACTTATTTTATGACCGAGTGTTAGACAACTCAGTATCTTACGCAGCGTATGAGTAAGATGGTTGATAATCACCGATTGGTGCTGGTGAGTAATCATACTCGGCCAAATGCCAATCAATGTTCAACCCGTCTAGCGATACTTCGCCAATTAAGAGTAGTGAGTCTTTTGTCGCGAGATATTGACTCAATCTCTGCTGCACTCGTTAAACTGATTATAATAATCGATACCAAGTTCAGCCCCAAGTTAAATATTCCATCCCATAATAATGAAATGAAAATATAAATATCCAATAATAAATATCAGAATAAATTTGAAATAATCAAAATATTCATCCTGTTTAGTATAGTTTATAGGTCTCGGTTTTTTATCAACTTTATCCCATTCTCCTAATCTACCCATTATACAATCTCCATAAACAATATACTGCATAAAAAAATACATAACTCATACCGGGTAAAAAAATAAAGTAAACGAATACATTGTTCCAATTTATTTTTCTATTTCCTTTCAATTCAATAGACATACCCTCTATCCAATTTGAAGGTGTCTTCTTACCAAACATATTTTTAATACCTTTTATCATATAATATACCCAATTCCTTTTCACGCCGACCATTTAGATTTATCAGTTTTTTCTTTTGTATCTTCTTTACCTTCATATAACCAACGAATATACCGCCTGACTCTGGCACCCAGTTGCATATCATTAGGGTATTTATCAACCATACCTTTAATTATTTCTCTTACTGATTTCATTTTTCTTCCTTTACTACTTTTAAGGTTTTTAATTCTTTATTAGAAAAATTTTTAAAATACTTTGTATTTAATAATTTTTTATGTGCATCATTTAAAGCATCTCGTGTTGCAATGTTGATTAAAAAATAAGGTGATTTCTTTCTTGTCTCTTCTCCAGCAGCTGTGTGTTCTTCAAAGGGTGAAAAACATAATGCTTTATACTTTGTTTTCTTTAGATACTTTTGTATAAATTTTTGATATCCCTTCCTATCTACATCTTGCCAATTTATACCTTCTGTATTAATACATATAATAATTGCAGAATCAAAATTAGACTCTTCGAATTTATTCCAAATATCATTGAAACTATTTTCATCTGGTTTCCAAATCTCAATCATTAGTTTATTACTTTCAATTTCTGCTTTTAAAAATGGACAGACAGGTAAACCTCCAAACGCGTCATTAGCAGTTTGTAGATAGTCAAAGTAAAACTTTATTTCATCTCTTATTTGAATATCACTTTTATCAAATAATTCTAACTGATATGTCACAAGTTATCTACCCTTTCTCCAATACAAATGCTTATAAGTTAAGTTACACATTGAATTGTCAAGATTAAAGTTTTCTTCTATTAAAGTAAACTCACTCATTCTATTTTTTAATTCATTTGTAATATCAACTTCATCTTTGAACCAATTAAACATACAAATTTTACCATTATCAGCAATCAATGGTTTACTAAGTTCTATAAATTTAAACCACTCATCTTTAAGGCATTCTTTATTAAACATATAAGTATCAAAGAATATACAATCAAAAACTCTTTTATCTTCAACCAATTTCGGTATTATAGATTGCCATATACTCGAGTATAATTCTACATTATCTAATTTTATTGTCTTTACTACATCTGGATGACATTCAATTATTGTATGTGAGCTTACACCAATGTCTTGTACTTTTTTATCAAAGAATCCCAGACCATACCCCACGTTAAGAACTTTGTCATTTTTAGATACAATAGATTCTGCTATATAATTTATCAAAGGCAATTCAAAGTTATTCATAATACTCATATTATTATACATTAAATCGCCGTTTTTGTTATAGCGTAAAGGACTGTCTATATAATCTTTTAAAGCTTTTCTCATTCTTTAATAGACCACCCATCATTTAAAAACTTTTCTGCTTTTTTGTATTTCAATACTTTAACTGCATCACCTTTTTTGATTGTAACTAAATGATTACGACCAATCTTTTTCTCAACTCTTTTGATAGTCGTTTCCACTTTTCTGTCCATAATTACCTTACCATTTAAGTGATCTATCTCATGCTGAATACATACGGCTTCCAAAGTTCTCAATTGTTTATCCTGTTTAGATTCATCTTTTTCCCAACTACCTTTGGAAAGTTCGCCGGTGTCTACACCAGAAAATATCCAACTACCCTCTACCTGAGCAGTAGTAATTTCTACTGTTTGATATCGCTTGGTATGTACTCCTTTGCCTGGATAAGATAAACAACCCTCATAATAAGGTATCTCATTTTCCTTCGATACAATCTTCGGATTGATGAGTACCAAAGGTTCACGAACATTGACAACGGCCACTTGTGCATCAATTCCCACTTGATTAGCTGCCAACCCAATACCGTCTTTTCTTTCGACAAGTATCTGAAATAGTTCTTTTGCAATAACCAATCCTTCTTCAACTGTAACCTCCTTGAGTTTCTTTTTGATAATGGAATTTTCATTCTTAGTACAATCAATAACCTTACGCTTAAGAAACCAATTCACTTGTTTTTCAATTTTATGTTTTTTATGATGACCATTATCTGCTAACGGTACATCATCTTTCAATTCTAAAAATTGTGGTTTAAAATCTTCTAATTTCAAATTTATTTACTTCCCAAATTTATGATTCAAAAAATCTTTCTGTTTCTTAACCGCTTTTTTAAGTGCAGCTTTCTTTTCAGCTTCTCTAGCTAATAGTATTTGCTCTTTGGTTCTACGTTTGATTTTTTTCTTTGCAACAATTTTAGTCGGTTTTAATGTTCCTTTTAAATTTGGCTGTTCAACACCTTTGTGAAAAACATTACCATCTTTATCTACGAACTCATTCATAAAGTGCCATCCAGCTGGTCTACCCGAAGGTGCTTTTCTTTTTGGTTCTTTTGGAATTCCAACTACTTGCATTACACAACTCCAACACGTAGTAGATATTGTATTGTCTCCAACCACTTCGTAATGTCCACAGTTATTTTTACAAGCCATATATAACTTGCCGTTTTCTGTATACTGATGATATTTCATTTTAGTTGCCATAACTTATTTATCCTTTTTGTGTGTCCACCCATGGTAATTTAAAGATGTGAGCGTTGGTGAACTTATACGGTTCAACACCTTTTGATTCTAAGATATCTACGACATTAACCCATTTTGGATTCATAGTATCCCTTACTTGATATACACCATCTTTGTGTCCTGCGTCTTTAATTAAGATGAAATCACCGTAATCAAAAGGACCACCCCACCTTTTAAGTAGGTTACGAGATAGTGCTACAAACTTATATTCTGAAGCTTTGTGTATTCTAATACGAGTACCGTCTGCGGTAATATCAGGTGTATCATCACATTGTATTCTGTCAGGCTGATACATTGTAACATCCACAATCACACCATACTTCTGATATTCAGAAAGTGTATTCTTTAATCTATCATTACTGATTTTCAATTCAGTAATTTGTGAACGATACATATTATCGTATTTCTTAAACATCTTAGTTGAAAATAAACCATTTATTATTGTAATAGTTACTATCACCGCAATAGCACTTTTTGTTTTTATCATGATTTTTTACCTCTTCTTTATATGTTAAGCTACAAAAGAATTGCAATACAAGTCAAGTCTTTTTTTTCCTAATTATTGCACCACGTGGTGTTGGAAGTTCTTCTTCCTCTCCAGTTTCTTGATTTACAGTTATCGGTACTTCTACCTTTTTATCTTTTTCACCATAAACTTCCCACCATTTTTTCTTTGTGGTAATGTTGGTATTGGAACTAGCTTTTGGAGAATTTTTTTGATCTAATAAGGTTACATTGTAACTTATCACAAATATTACTGCCATTGGATCAAAAACAAATATAAGTACAAAGATAAAGAATTTAACTACAGTATCGACATCAGTATCAAATACTTTCGCCAAATAAATAGCAGGTCCGACTTCAACACCAGTTTCAATTATCTGTACTTTTAAATCACCAACTTCACTTTTGAGATTTATTATATCTTCATTAATTTTATTTATCTTTGGTTGATATTCTTCTCTGAGTTTTCTTTTTGCTGTTCTGTAATTATCAGGTAACTCAGCTACAGCTGCTTCTAACTCTTCTTTAAGAAATGTTTTATCTTCTTTTAATTGGTCTAGTCTATCTTCTTTATATAGTAACGCGGTAGTTTCTTTCTCAAAAGATACTGTAGCACCTTGATATGCGTTAGATAGAAAACCAAATATACCAGCTGAGGTAATCAGTATTAGTATTATGGTTGCTATTGTCATATAGGTTTTATGAAATGTATTTATTACTTTCCAGTACCTATATAAAAACGACGCCGCAACTAGTTTCCCAAACTCCAATGAACCTGCCATAATTATTACAGCAAGTTGAGCTCCTGCAAATAACTTTGATAAACCATAAACTGAAAAGAAAGCTGCACTACCGGCAATAGATAAAGCCGAAAATCCAACTAACTTATTGAATTGTTTAGATTGTTCAAACATTAAGGTTCTCCTGTATATTAATAATAAATATACTTAACCTATTTTATAACTTTAAATTCTGCATTTATGATTTCATTACATATATAGTATTTATTTCCGTTCTTGAGAACGGCATCAGCTAATCTCCACATCTTTTTGAGTTCATCTACGTTATAACCAGAATTTACCGAAGCCGTTCCAAGAACATAATACAACCTATTGTTAGTCGAAATTAATTTATTACTTAATTTTGACAACGTTTTTCTTTGGAAGTTCGGGTTCAATTTTTGGAATCTCTATTGATAAGATACCATCTTTGAAGTTAGCAGAGATACTTTCTCCATCTAACATATCACCCAAAGTAAATTGCCTTTTGAACTGTGAATGTTTCAACTCACGTCTCAGTACTTTAGCTTTGGTTTCATCAAAGAATCCATGTGATTTTTCACCAGATACGGTTAATATACCTTCCTCAACTTCGACAGTTAAATCCTTCTTATCCAAACCAGGTATTTCAGCAATCACTCCAATTTTGTCATCGTATTCATATACGTTAACTTTTGGATATGCTGTACCTTGGAATGGGTTTACTCCAACTTGTTGATTGATTTCAGGAAAAGATTTTCCTACAATTTCATCAAACATTCTATCAAACGGTGTTAAAAAGGAATCTCTATCTATTACGGGCAATCCGCGATGAAAAGTAACTTTAGTCATTTTATTTCTCCATGTTGTTTACTGTTAGTCAAACTTGTATTCTCATTATGAGCAATACAAACATATGTTACAATATCTATACCACATTTGTGCGTATGTCATATTGTATATATAAATATTAAGTTTTATGTAAAAAAAACATTTTTTTTTGTAAAAAATCACACCAGACGAAAGTAGAGCGGGTTATCAATCTTTGAGAAATAAAAATATCTCCACCCATCTTAAATATGCTCCCCATTCTTTCGGTGGTATGAATTATATATAAATATCACCATACTACTTTTTTATAATAGACTCTATTTTATTTTTTGTAGCCTGATTACTATATTTCCATTGATATGCTATAGTAGATTTATACTCATCTATAGTATCTTTTAAATCATCAACAACTACTTCGTATGTTTTAATATTAATATCTTTCATAACATCTATATTATAAGTTTCGGCCATATTCATCAAACCACTTAAATCATTTTGTTCAACTAAATTAGTTAGTTCATTGAAAGTTGCTTTACTCCCAAGTGGCTTATCAGGATGTACTTTATTAGCTATTTTTTTGTATATCTTATCCAAGTTTTTACTCTTAGACTTTTTTGGTTTTTGGTTTTGTTGAGTTTTTTTATTTTCTAAATTTTCTTTAAACTGATTATTAAATTCTAATAATGCACTTTCAAATAAACTTCTTATATACTGCGACTCCAATTTCAAAAACTTTACTTCTGCTTTTAGTTTATCTACATATAACTTATTATTCATTCAGGTAATTCTTCTATCTTATATTTTCGATTAACATCAGCTGATTGTAATTCGTCTTTTTTAGTAACTGCAGAAGCAGATGCATTACTTCCACTAAACTCCCAAAGTGTATCACTATCATCTAATTGAGCAACCCACGCAGTAGGATTTGGTGGCCATGTCCCATGTTTAAAATCCCACTCCTCAGGTTTGGTCATAAATGTTTTTATTATTCTATACCTAGCCATTTATACTTCCAATGCTCTACGAAACCATCCAAAGTAAAATTTTTCTAAGTCAGGCTTTCGGGTTACTAAATCAGCATAATACTTTACTCTATATGCTCTAACTCTTTGTAGTTCTACACCGTCCATAGCAGCAATAGTCTTAGGACCCATTCCACCATCTACGACTAAATCAGCACCTTTAGCATTAGCAGCTTGTTGAAGAATTTTTACTGCTCTTCCTCTACCTTGATTTACACACATATCAAAATAAATATGTCTTAAATCTTCTGATAAAGATTCTACTTTATTTTTATCCCAATAATGTTCTTTGTAGATTTCTTTAGCACCATCTTTTGTTAGGTTAGCAATATCTACATCGGGATGACTACGTTTAGCTATACCAAAATTAGTCTCTCCTCCTGGATCATCAGGATCGTTTACATATCCACCTTCGTGGTGTAATACTACTTCAATTATTTCGTCAAAATTAATTAACATTTTTTTCTCCTTTACTTACTACTGTAGCTTATCAATTGATTACTTAATAAACCCTGTATGGTATAATACAAAGATGGGTTTCTTTTTAATAAATCCTTAAACTCAGGCTGTTTCCATAATATACATTCAGTATCATGCTTTACCACACAATCAGCAGTTGCTGATTTCTCTGTAAGGAATGACATCTCGCCTACGAACTGCCCATCTTTTAATTCAGCAACTTTTTCACCTTTTACATTGACATCAACAGTTCCATTGTATATTAAAATTAAATCAGTAACCATATGTGATTCTCTAATTAAAGTATCACCAGCTTTAAATTTTTTCCATTCTGCTATCTTTGTTATCTTTAGATATTCAACAGGACTTAAATCTTTAAACAGAGTTTCGTATAACTCTTTGTCTTTTGGTGCCATTTTAATAGGTCGTTTTTCATATACGATAACTGCTATGTGATAGAGATTTACAAGAACAAAGACGATATTCCAATTGATAGCCAACCACATGGGTTCAATTGGTATGAAATAATTATAAAATACCGAGAAAAGACTCGCTAATATAGATACAACCCGTAACCATAATATGTCCTTGACCAGAAAAGAAAAGGCTATTAATCCAAAGGCTAAATGTCCAGCTATAGTTGCTATATTCATAATCAATCGTCCGCATGTTCTAAAAGTTTATTATCGTTTTCTTGATTGTTAAACCAAAAGTCAATGACTTTTGCGAATGAACCAACAAATCCACCTAACATTAGTAATAGTATTTCTTTCCAACCACTCGTTACATCTTTACCTTGAGCCATAAAAAATATCATAAGTGCTAATATAGTAGAAAACAAAGAGACAACAGCAATACTAATATACCACTTTCGTGATTGTCTGTATTCTATAATCTCTACTAATTTAGAATTAATATAGTGTTTTTGGTCTATAACTTTATCCTCATTTCCCTTATATAATTTTTTATCTGGCATAAATTTCTCCGTTATACAAATATAAATATAACGGATTATAAAGAATACTCTACACCAACTTTAGCTTTATAAAACTGAGTTCCTTTAAGCTTTGATATCTCGCCTAAATTATATAGTCTTATTTTCTCTGTTAGTTTCCAGCTAACTTTAAATTTATTCTCATATTCAAAATCTTGCTCAGGTGGAGAGTAACCATCAACAGAAAATTCTATATCTACCTTTTCCCAATAGGTTTTTTTCTTACTCCAACCCACCGAAACAAAGGTTTCATAAACATCTAATTTATCCGTTATAGAACGAGTGGTTAAACCAGCACTGAGTCCTTTAAAACTCCTACGCCAGTCAATCTTTAAATATTTGACAGATTTACTTTCTTTATTCATGTACTCTGGTTTAAAATATACACCATTATCGAACTTAGCCCAAAATAAATCATCAATATACTTAGTCCCCAATTCTCTTTCCCATTGACGATTGAAATAATAATCTGGATGGCTAACACCTATACTAACCTCGTAGTCATCAGGATTAGGCTTTGTGTTTGGTGTTCTCACTGCAAGTGAGCTAAATAACATTACACCGACTAATAAACTATCTAACATTTTTATCTCCTATTCATTCTTTTATTTACAGATACATAGTACCAATATTCTTTTCCATTATACATAGCTTTAATATCTTCCCATAATCTATGAATCGTACACCACTCAGCACCTTTTCTTTGATGTGGTATATCTACTTTAGTTCTGTAAGTATGTTCCTTGCCTAAGGCATCTATAATTCTATATCCCCAAACTTTAAAAATATATTCCTCTGGAATATCTTCATGGAATTTATCATCAAGATAATATATAGTATTACTATGTTCAAATGCACCACTTGGGGAATTTGTACAAGATATAAAAGTTAGTAAAAAAAAACTACTTAGGAATCTCATTTACATTCGATATATGTTCGGAAGATGGTCTATTTCTGTTATATTGGCTAATCAGTTTCTCACCTTCGACATCTTCCGCAAAATCATATTGTTTGTCACTCATTCTTTTTGAGTTATATACATTATTATGAATATCGGTTTTTACTAATTTACCCTTATTATCAAATTTAATTGACTGCTCCCTTTCTTTTTGTCTTTCTTGAATGGTAAGTACTCTAACCATTTCATCCCAACGTTCATCACGTTCATCTCTCCGGCGTTGTACATCAGGACCCCAATTGTCCATAAAGTCTTTAAACTTATTTTCTAATATTTCTATTCTTTTATCGAGCTCTTTTAACTTGCTACTCATGTGTAATCTCCAAATACTTTAGTCTCGTGCATAACTAATATTACCTGCTATTATTGCTCTTCCCTTGCATTTATTAGGTGGTACATAATGTCGTACCCAGCTTGGAAATATCAACACCTTACCCTTTGTAGGAAGTATCTCCAAATCAGAATCCTCAAATACTACAGACGAAGAACCGCTTGGTGTGTTAACAAAATATATCCAAGATAAATTATGTGGTACGTGATCGTGTGATTCTTGATAATCATTCTCATTGTATATTTGCCCCCACAGATGCATATGCTCTAATTGAGGACCAATAGCTATTGGCGTCTTACCTATAAAATCTAAAGAATTTATATAGTCCATAATGTAATTAGCAATTTGCTGAAAAGATTCTTCATACCAACTTGTCATCCACGCACCTTTATCTTTAGTAATTGCTTTTTGTTTTATTGTTTCAAATAAATCTTCGTTATCAAAATAATTTACTTTATGGATGTCAACTTCTGTATATTGCTTAAGTCTCTCTCTCATACCCTTCTATTTGATTTTCTTCTGGTACGTTTACGTTTTGATTTTTTCACTCTACGATCATCACCATCTCTTCTATCACCTAATATAAATATTTTTACATCTTCAATTACTTTTTCAAAATTATTCATTCTCTTTCTCTTTTGATAAAATTACTGGATTATCAGTAAGTTGTTGCGGTTTAATATACCAAATCTTTCCCATAGTATCTTTTACTCTCCAATCACCGTTATCTTCTTCGTTTTGAAAATGAACTATATCTCCTTTGTATATCGTCCCTTCAACTGTAGATACGGTTTCTAAAAGCCTGTAACTTTTTCTAACCATTTTTCCTATCCTTCCTCTTCAATTGAATCAGCTAATTTCTTAATATAGGTTAATGAAGTACTATCGTTTTCTTCAACTGACATAGAGTATTTTGAATCTCTTTTTAGTAATTTATAAATTGATTTTATATTTTCAGATATTTCTGATATCTCTGTTTTTATCACTTTTACTTGTCGCTCTACTGGGCTTATATTTCCCTTTGGCATTTTTTACTCCTACATAAATTTCATCATAACAATCTAAACATAGTTGGCCAGAACATTCTATATAACCTATTCTGAAATCAATATGTTCTTCTCTATTATAAATAGTATCCTTATTACAGTAAATACATTTATCTTTCACTTTTTAACTTCTTTCAACTTACCTAAGTTTGTGTGTCCTATATGTTTAAGGTAATCTATAGCATCCTCTTTGGATTCTGCTACGAATGAATAACCTTCATCTGTAGTCCACTTTTTGTAATGATTGAACTGACTCTTTTTCTTTTTTGACATTATAACCTCATCGTTTTTTTCTAAAAATTAACTTTGGTGGTCCTACTTTTCTTTTCAATTCAAGTAAGGACAACTTAGAATTATCTTCTCTTATGTTGATGCATATCTTCTTCATCAACTTTTCATACACTTCAAAAATCTTTTTACAACTCTTTTAATGATATGTGGTTTCGAATGATTCCTCATCATTAAGAGAATAGTCTGACTCCGCACAGCAGATTCTTCTCTTTCACTCATTTTTTAACTCCCAAATATTTTTTTCTTCTCTCCATGATATTCATATGCATGTCCATTCTCTTTCAATAATTCATTAACAGATTTCTCATGTCCTTTAACAAATAACTCTCCGAGTACACGACCATACTTACCCCTACCGTGTGATATTATACTAAACTTACCATCATCAGAATTTTCTAAAAGGTCTTTTACATAAGCTTTTGCTTCTAAACCTTTTGCTTTTTCTTCTAAATCTCGTGTTCTACTTTCCCAAGTATCAACACCATAAAATCTAATTCTATTTTTTACCCAAACATCAAATCCTAAATCAATCATAGCGTCACAAGTGTCACCATCGACCACCCTAACTAACTTACAACTATATCCATGTTTCTTTACTTGCTTGCCCATAACTTATCCTCCTAATTGTACACCTATTTGATTTGCACAAATTATTAAATTAGAGTCGAACTTGCAATTATTATGTGAATTTAATATATGCATAGCCTGACCAGAAGTTATCTTCTTATTATAAATATTACCTTTATAAGAAAATACATCACTATTGCTACCAGCAATACCTGAGACAAATTCTAACACTTCTTTATACTGTAAATATACGGTGTAGTTTGGGGGCAAATTTTTTGTTTTATGTGCGATTACAAGAAACCTTTCGTAATCATTAAAAGCTGTTTTTTTCATTACTATCTCCACCTTTTTAATTTAAGTAGGGGGCCAGGAAAAAGGAAAAACCCGACCCCCATTAGACACCATTATGGTATCTGAGAGAATTAAGACTCTAATTCGTCTTCATTAAACAAGTCATCAGAAGAGCCATCAGAGATATACTTTTGAACTAACTGTTTCACATAAGTTCTTTCAGACTCAAGTCCACCATCATCAGAAAACTGAGGATAGACAGTAACTTCAGCTGCTTCTTCTAATCTGAAACCATCGAATAACAAACCAGCGATTTCAACAGAAGTTCTGGTTGATATTCCATTTGACAACCTACCTGATTCAGACTTTGACTCATTACGAGTCAAGCTTGATATCTCAGCAACAGACTTCAATAAGTCTGAATCAACATGTGGGAACATATAGTTCAACAACCCATGTTCTTCTTCGGAATTGAGAACATCCATTTCTACAACAATGAATCTATCCATTAGGGCCTTATCCATAACTCTGGTAGAAGTATACTCATTACCAATGTTAGCAGTAGCGACGAAGGTGACGCCTTCCGCAACATTGATTGTATCTTGTCCATCAGACTCGTCAAGTCTGAGGTATCTTTGACCACTATCCAAAACTGTCATTAGAATATTCCATGCATCAGGATGTGCTCTGCTCATCTCATCTAAAAGAATCACAGCATTTGGAGTTTGAATAGCTTTTACAAAAAGAGACTCAGAGAAGTAAGTACCTTTCTTTTTATCAAAGTGTACATTACCAATTAGAGTAGCTCTGGGGTCTTGAGTGGCTCCTAAGTTGAAGTAGAAGTCTGGCCTGTCAAGGGAATTAACCAATGACTTAGCAGCCATAGTTTTTCCACATCCTGCAGGACCTGTCATCAGGATATTCTTACCACGAACAGCGGAACGTACTAAGTACTTCCACTTCAATTCCTTCATAACCAAACCTTGCGGTTTAATATTATAAGAAGAATGAATGAAGTTGAGAACTTCTTCATGATCGGTAGGAATGTCAATACCAGTAGTATCTATTACTGGTGCGGTAGAAGATTCAAATACTGACATCGGAACTTTCCACCAGAAAGTTTTACCATTTTTATTTACCCTCTGTTCAAGGGCCATACCTTTTTGGAAGGCACTTTTTCTTGTACCATTACCAATTTGGGATGTAAATTTATTACCATCAGCATCCCATGCATTATATCGGTTACCCGACATTTCTATTTTTACAACAACGTTTGACATATTGTTTTTTCCTTTTGTTAAGTTGTTTGTTTTATCTCTCAAAGTCATACATTAAGCTACGAATAAAATTGCACATGAGTCAAGTACTTTTTTCATTTTTTTTAAAGTTTTTTGATAATTCACCATATCTCAAATATGTAAATAAATCTTTAACAAATTCTGTATGATTTTTTGAATTACTTTTTTTACATTTTTCAATATATTCTGTAAGTAAAATTTCAACCATATCTCTTACCATTTTTGAATGTAATAAAAAGCCCATTTACGATTTCCACCAGTGTAATCTACCGTGGTCATCTTGAAATGCTCCCCAACCACATTTTTTCCATATACATTCCCATTGATATCTATCGGTATAACTTTCAAATGGTTTCATAGTCCAACCACAATTACAGGTCGGACTATGCTTATACCATTTTTTTAATAACCACTTAATCATTACTTCTGTAAGAATTTCTTATTCATTGTTTTAGCCACAGGAAGAACTGAAGTTACATTAATAAACTCAGAATCCGAACCGTACATTTTTGTGAATGTTCCCTTTTCATCACTGGAGTCATATCTACTACTGATGAAGTAACTAAGAATTTTAACACCACGATTACGAATTTCCTTAACCATTTTAGCGGTGTGATTAATTGCCGTATCCCAATTATAATTGATGTCATCATTTTGAAACATTGGCATCCCATCTGAAAAGTTAAGGAAGTAAGAATCCTTATCAGTAGTTGATGGTTCAATTTCTTTCATAATAGCTTCGAAACATAAACCTTCTGGTGTAGTTCCTGCTGGTTGTAATAGATGAAATAGATTCTTTACTTTTGAAATCTTATCTTTACGAGAATCATAAGCAATTAACATTAAAGGATGATGTTTTCCATTTCTGTAATGCTGAGAAGAACATTGAGTACTTCTATAAGATATTACACAATCAACATTGTTAATCATTGAACAAGCTTTAGCAATCGCAACTACTGCAGTTTGAGTATTTGTCCACTTATCTCCGCCCATAGAACCACTAGCGTCAACTGAAATGTGAAGAAAAGCATCTGAGTAAGATTCAATAAAACTGGTGTTGAAAACCCTCTCATTACCAAAACCTAACTCAGCAATTAATCTCTTATCGATACGACCACTATCTAATCTAGTCCACTTAGTCTCACGAGATTCACCACGTACCTGAAGTTTTCTACCTAAGATAGTACCCATCTGTAAACCTTTATTAATGGCTTCTTTATAATCTTCTGCCCATCTGTAACTTGGATTTGTAATCATTCGAATTGTATTAGATTCAGCCAACGCCTTATTGAAATTATTAACCATTAAAACCTTAGTTGGAGTTTTTTTTCCAGTCCACTCATTAGTCACACCAGAAACATCAACATAATTCATTCCAGCATTTTCTACTGCATCCATATCAGCTTTGTCTTTCTTAGTAAGTTTCTTTTTCTGAATATCACCATCCATAAACTTCTGTTGCTTTTTGATTGCATTTTGAAGTTGCTTCTTTTGATTATCCGATAGTTTAGGTTTTTCAATAGATTCAGAATCAGTACTTTCACCTTCACCATTTGACGATGTGTTTATTGATTCACCATCTGTTGATTTTTCATCATCACTTGGAGTTGGTTGATTTTCTTGTAAAGACTCTGGTTTAACAACGATGTTATTCAAAATAACTTTCATAACCTTACACGAGATGTAAAAAGCTTCTCTAGTTGAAGAAAGAGTTTTAACCTTACTAAAGATAGTATTATAAATTTCTCTTAAACCAGGAAGTGCATCTAAATCTGAATTCTTATTTGTAAGATTGATGATTCTAAACATATAAGAATCCCAGTCCAAAGAAGTGTACTCATCAGTTTGAAGAGCTTTATCAATTACTTTAGAATGAAAATATTTATCATACATAGAATGATAATACCCTTTATAACCAGGTGAATTAGAAAAAACAAAATAATCAATTCTTCTATCCTCTACATAATTGAGTAAATTTTTGATGTTTGCTAAGAAAGAACCGTCCTTTACCTTATCATTATATAGTGTTTGTAAATCATCAGGTAAATGAGAAGTGAGATTTCTAAGAAAATCAAAATCTGAAAGTTTAATATGAGAACCTTCATGTAAAGCCAAACCAACAGTACTATCAAATAGTTTATCATCTAACTTAGATGAGATAGTAACTTTTTTACCATCAGTATAACTATCACCAGAAGTATTGAAAGTAACTTTGATATCAGACTCACCGGTAACGATAGAAACGAAATTACTAATAGCCCTACGATAAGAAGCCAGTGCGATTAAATCCACACCTTTTTTCTTCTCTTCTTCATCAAAAATAGAACCGGTATTATCCCATCCATCATTTAACCAAAAAGAAGAATAGTTATTAGTCCTACCGGCAATAGAGTGTTTTTCTCTGAGAGCCATTGGATTGAAATTGTGTTTTATCTTTGTCATATATTTCCTTTAATTGATATATAAAGCTACGAATAAAATTGCATAAAAGTCAAGTACTTTTTTGAAGTTTTTTCATAAATTTTCTTTGTTTAGATGTCATCATCTGTAAGCTTGATAATTCATTTATGATTTTTGATTTGTTAACAAGACTAATTTTATCTTCAGAATATAATGATTGTGTAAGTTGACAAGCAGATTCATATCCATAACTATCGAATTCATTGATAACTTTCTGCATTGCTTCTTTTATTGGAATGTAAATGTTTACAACAGGCTTTGGTTTGTGTTTCTTTCTAGGTGGTTTTGGATTAAGATAGTTTTTTAAAAATCTATCCCAACTTTTATCTGAAAATACACCCTTTGCTTTTTTAGAACCACCAACGCCTCTTCTATCTAATCTATTGAGATTTTCTGATTGTTCTTCTGAAACTGGTTGTATCCATGCACCTGTTTTATGTGGATATATAGTATGTGAGACATATTTTTTTACTGTAGAACATTCAACACATTCCGAATACCCAAGATGTATTCTGTGGGCTGGAATCTCAACACTACATTTTTTACATTTATTCATATAGTAAAGCTAAGAAATAAATGCAATACGAGTCAAGACTTTTTTTGAATTTGTTTTTTTAATGTAATTAAGTATCCATCTATTTTCTTAGTATCAATACCTTTTTTTAACATTACTTCCTTTTTCAGTATTAATTTACCATATGCTTTATTTAAATCTAAAAGGGATAAACCCTTCATACTCTTTCTATAATATAACAATGCAAGTGCTTCATCCTCTGCTTCTGCTCCACGAACACCAGCAACTTGAGTTACCTTTTCTACTTCATATTCTACAGAAGTTACATCTTGAATTTCTTCCCATACGGTGTTTTCCCACATTGCATCTAAATCCAATTCAGGTATATCTTCTTCGTCTTGACTATAACTTAATTGGAAGTTCAGACAAATAGAAATTACTAGGTATGTAAGTAAAGTACCAAATCTCATTATTCATTCTCCTATGGTATAGTTTAGTTCCATCAAATTGCCACTCATTATCTTCATCAGGTATTCCTAATTCGTAAGTTACTATTACATTTCTTGTTCTACCTAAAACAGATAGTGGATGTATGGGCCAACTTTCTTGACCTATTAATTCTTCTTGTTCTTTTGCATATACCTCTAACTCTTTCCATAGTGTATATGTGAATTCTTTTTCATACTTTAGTTCTTCTAACTCTATCCTTTTTTCAAATCTCGGTATTGCTACTGCACTCATTATACCAATCAAAAGAATCACAACTAATATTTCTATCAATGTGAAACCTTTACTATTCATTTCTTTTCCTGTTGTTCTATTCGTTTTTTCTTCTTATGCTTTTTTACTACTTGTCTTTCATCAAGTTCCCATATCACACAAGCAATCAAAGTAGCAATAAGAATACCTAATAAATCTTTACTCATCAAATCTCTCCTATAACTATTTGATTATACGAGGGACTATCTGAATCACCATCTTTAATTACGATACGCTTAGTAACATACCCATTTGTTGTATCGCTTTCCCAATAATAAATATAAGGTTTTTGATTTGTATTATAAGGTAAATCTCCACTAAACAACATATCTGGAGTTCTACCATCTTCTAATATTATTTGCCTGTACACATCATCCATCAAACTATCCTGTGGTACTTGGGGGAAATGTGGATTACCTATCATATGATTATCATAATAATATTGCATGAATGATTGTTTTATAATTACCATATTTGATACATTTACTGATGATTGAGTTTTGTTCACCGTACTAAAAAAAGTGGGGATAACCGAACCAACAAGTATCCCCACCAAAGCAATAGTTACTACTAACTCTATCAGAGTAAACCCCTTAGAGTTTTTCATTGATGTAACTCCTATAGATTAGCTCTTGCACCAAGTGTACCAACAGAAGCATTATCTCCTGTCTGTGTACCCTCATCATATAGCCAACCCACACGAGAGTTATCATTACGCTGATGTGTGATTTTCTTAGAAGTGGTATTGTATGTCCATTCTCCATCAACATCTGCATCAGTAGCATCTGTAGTGTATCCAGTAGGTTTTGTATCTAATGACTCCCATGGGTTAGTAGGCCATGTCTTACGACCTGAATCCATAAGTTGTTCTACGGCATAAGTTTCTAAACCAGCTTTGATAGCATTAATAACTGCATCTTCAGCTGCTTCTTCTGCTTTTGTCACAGTAGTCATATATCTTGGAATAGCAACAGCTGCTAGTATACCTAATATAATCGTAACCATAATTAATTCAATAAGTGTAAATCCTTTATTGTTCTTCATGATTTTCTCCGCTCTTTCGAGTCTGATTTTAAGGTTGTAACTTCTTTTTGAAGTTATTTGGATTTTCTAAGTCAGCAACATACAAGATTGGTGCATAAGAGGAAGCTCCACTTCCACCACCTGGTATAACTGCGTAAATGTAATG